AATCTACTATTTAGTAAAGGTGCCGGGATACCTGATGGTCAGATGTGGGTTCCAGGGCTTGTGTATGTGGCTTCTGCAAGTTCTTTATCTGTATTTGCATTTAAAGGGAGTAAACCTAAAAACAATCTATTTAGAGCTCCATTTTTCAATATCTATGTTGATGGGAAGGTTTGTCTTGGCTCGGCGAAGGTCGATAAGCCGTATGAGTTGACATTTGAAAGTGTTATGCGGTACTGGGAAAAGATGTTCTGGGCATCAGAATTTGCACATTTACTTGGCGGTAACCCTGTAAAGGGAAATCTTTCGACGATTACAAAAAACTGTATCAGTACTGGGTGTAAATTTCCGGATAGTGAATTGATACCAGTCAAACAAAAGCTGAAATCATTAATTGGAGGTCTATAATATGAAGAAAGTACATTTTACAGATAAGTATATACTAAATCCTACGCATCCAATAACAATTAATCTTGTTGGTGTCGGAGGGACAGGATCACAGGTGTTGACTTCTTTAACACGAATCAATCACGCGTTGATCGCTCTCGGGCACCCAGGGTTGCATATAGCTGCTTACGACCCTGACGAAGTAACACAGGCTAATATAGGTAGGCAACAATTTAGTATGGTAGATCTTGGCTTAAATAAGGCAACAGTCCTTGTTACCCGAGTGAACCGCTTTTTTGGATTCGACTGGGAGGCCTTTCCTTCTTTATACAGATACAAGCAGCCGGCGAATATAATGATTAGCTGTGTAGATAGTGTCAAGTCTCGTTTGGTGATTGCCGATGCTATTGATAAACGGGCTAACGGTGTGGATTATCAGAGAATGATGTACTGGATTGACTTCGGAAACGGGATCAACCATGGTCAGGTTGTACTCGGTACCCTGGAATGTATTGAACAGCCTAAATCGAAACAATTTGAGACTGTACCCGAAATGAAAGTGGTAACGGAATTATTTGATCTTTCTCAAGTTGACGAGGCCGATTCTGGACCAAGTTGTTCCTTGCCCGAAGCTTTAAGGAAGCAGGATATGTTTATTAACTCAACTCTTGCTCAGTTGGGCTGTGCCCTGCTGTGGAAACTACTAAGTACCGGAAGTATCGACTATCAAGGATTGTTCCTTAATCTTGATACGATGAAGGTAAATCCGATTAAGTTATAACGCTATGGCAAGACCCGTTAAACAAGGACTTGAATATTTCTCTTTCGATACCGATTTCTTTTCGGATAGAAAGGTCAGAAGAATAATGAGCGCATGTGGACCAAATTCGGCTTCAATCCTTATTTGCCTGCTGTGTAATATCTATAAAGATAAAGGGTATTACATTGGGTGGGACAAAGAATTACCTTTTGATATTGCTGACATTGTTGGGGTATCCGAGGGTTCGGTAGAAGAAGTGATAAAAAAAGGACTACAGGTTGATTTCTTCAATCAAGAACTATTTGAAAAGTATAGTATTCTTACTTCAAACGGGATTCAAAAGAGATTTAAAAGTAGCACTTTAAAAAGAAAGGATATTGAAATTAACGACGATTATTGGGTTTTTGCCGTCAATAACTCGGTTAATGCCGGAAATATACCGGAAGAAACTCCATTATTGCCACCAGAAAGTACACAAAAAGAAAAGAAAGGAAAAGAAAAAAAAAGAAAAGAAAGTATACCCCCTAAATCCCCCGAGGGGGAGTCTGACAAAATCGACTATCAGAAGTTAGTTGATTATTTCAATAGGACCTTTGCCGGAAAATTGCCAACTGTAACGCAGTTGACTGATAAACGCAAAGCTGCTATTAAGGCTCGAATGGCAAATCATGGTAAAGATGCAATATTTAAAATGCTTCTTAATGCTGCTAAAAGTCCTTTTCTGATGGGGGAAAATAATCAGAACTGGCGTGCAGACTTTGATTGGATATTCAAGCCTACAAACTTTGTGAAAATTTTAGAAGGAAATTATTTAAAACGAGAAGATGATGGACAAACAACTAGCAATGCAACTCCTGGCCAGAATAGATTCAGAAAAGGATCCTCTTCCAATGGAACTGATGCCGAAAACAAAAGACGCGAGCGTGAGTATCTTGGGCGTCTTGCCGATGCCATACTACAGGAGTCTGCGGCCAAAAACAGTCAATGATGTGCTCGATAGCCCCTGTTGTTCAATTTCAGTTATGAATAAAGAATTTGGCGAAGAGCATCTTCGGGCTTTCATGGTAAAAATACTAAATGAAGTAATTGATTATTTCAGCGTAGGCAAATCTATTGGTGCTGTTCAGGTTGCTCAAGTGGCCGATTTGATTATCGAGGAATATTATTTCTTTAAGCCTGATGATTTTAAACTTTGTTTTAATCGCGCAAAGAAAGGTATTTATGGGAAAGTCTTTGACCGAATAGATGGTCAAGTATTATTCGAATGGCTGAGTGCATACCGTAAAGAACGATGTGGTGAAGCAGAGCAGCAGAGCATTAATGGCGCTTTCCAATTTAGAACACCTGAGGGGGAGCGAACATCTTCATTACTTGAAAAAGCGGAGCACGATTTTAAGAAGTATGATTTTGAACGTAAATACAAAGTTGAATAATGAAAGCGATAAGTATAAGGCAACCGTGGGCTAGCCTAATTACTCATGGTATAAAAGACATTGAGAACAGATCCTGGAGAACAAATTACCGGGGACGTGTCCTGATCCATGCTGGCGTCAGCAAAAAAGAAGGTTGGCGTTTGAATGATTTACAAAGAGTCCATTTGTGGCGATCAGGCAATGCTCTCTACAATACTGATTTTGACAAATTGCCTTTTGGCTCCATTATCGGTAGTGTGGATATAGTAGACTGCGTACAGAATCACTCTTCTATTTGGGCTGAGAAAGGAGTTTGGAACTGGGTGCTGGCTAATCCAGTCCTATATCAGGCACCGATACCAGCTAAAGGGAAACTTTCTCTTTGGGAGTTCGAAGGCCTCAAAGAAGTAAAAATTAAGTGTCCGGAGTGTGGAAGTATTGAAACTGCTGTAGAGAACCATCTTACAGAACCATTCTCTACGTATGTACATACATGCTGTAAGTGTGAGTATATTATTCTGGAAAGTGAGTGGAATGTGATTAAAATAGATAAAAGTTATGAGTGATATAGATATTTCAACCCCGAATACAGCATTCGGAAATCTGCAAGACGGTTCGATACTACTGTTTCAGAAAAACTCAGACGGTACATTTTCACCGCTGGCGCTAAATCGCAGCTTGGCGGAAATAGTTCAGCAGATATTAGTCAAATTCAGCGAAGAAACGCCTCTTGCTGTTGTTAGAGAAGTAAAATTGAAGCAATTATAAAAAGAAGTGAAGATGGAAGATGATAAACTGGACGAACTGGCAAAGGCGTTTCTACAAAACGTATATATATGGGAATTACTTGGTGAGGCAGGAACACTCCGTCTTGGCAGGGATGAATTAATAGCATTGATACGAGAATCACACAAATTTATATCTAAATATAACTGAATATGGATAAGATAGTTCAATTAAGCGAATACGAATACAACAAACTTTCAGCTTTGGCAAAGTTAAACGAAAGCCAGATTGAAGAAAAGGCGTTGGATATGTATAAAATAAAAGGTGTTGCTGGGTTAAAGATAACGATTAAGATGGATACGGATGAATATAGCTTTGAGCATCACTTTGATTGTTCTACATTTATTTGGTATAAGGATGAAAAATTTTTTATCTCCGAAGAGTTGAGAAGGCGATTGGAGGAACATATAAACGAGAGGGTTTTTGATGTAATAGTACAGAAATATGGAGAACCTATTAAATGGTTTAATAGATTATCTAAAGAGCTACGTGATCTTAGCTTTGTAAAGTATATCATTTGGACAATTGCTATTTCCGGATGGGCTGCGTTTGCTGGATGTTTATGTAAAATTCTAAACTAAAAAAACAGTGAAACAATGGACTACAAAGAAAGAAAATTCACAGTAGGTGGTGGTGAATTGACCTTTAGAGGTGCAGGATGGCAAGGGTGTTTGAATATTCTTCCCTATCTAGTAATTCGCAAAAATCCGATTCGTACTGACTGGAAGTGTTTTTCTATTGAATTTGGCTGGCTTATGTGGGCTGCCGGGTTCTGTTACACTAAATATTAAAAACAAGTGAATCATGATATACAAAAGTCACAATCACGCCTACTATAAAATAGAAGATGGATTGCTTTATGAAGCATACACCACTATACGTGGTCCGAGATTTAGAACTATTGGACGGTTAAAGTATCCTGACAGGAAAAGGGTACCACCTGAAGAGATAAGCTTGGTTGAGCAGGCTTTACGAGAATGGGGTAATGTTTAACGTATAACTAAAAATAAGTGAGATATGATAACACCAACAATATTTTATACTCTGCAATGCGATCGTTGCAAAGAAATGTTTGAGAGTCCGGAAGGATTTATAGGCCAAGTTGATTCAGATTCTGTATGGGAGGATGCTGAAAATTCAGATTGGATAGAGTACAAAGGGAAGCATTATTGTCCCGATTGCTACGATTTCGACGAAGAGAAAGACGAGAACATTCCTCTTCCTGCTTACCCTAAGTCTATCTTTAAAGTTGAAAAGTTCCTAAAAACTTATGTTGGTTTTAAAGATGCAATCACAAAAGAATACTCCGAACATTTTATTGTTTCGGTTCATCTAAGAACCAATGAGCAACTTCAAAAAGAATTTCTCGAAATGATTCGTTCTATACTAGCTTTAGAATCATGGTCGTTTGAAGTCATTCCAGCTGAAAAATATAGTAACAGTACTCTTGTGATTAAAATAGAAAAGCAATATAAAAATAATTGAACCTTATGGTGTATAGGTCAACCGTATTATTAACATGAGTGATAAAGCAATTGGCTCATTTATTGGAACCGTGATAGTTTGGGCGATTATGATCGTAGTTTTTGGTGGCATGTATGGGTGTCCTAGATACAACGTTTGGCAACAAGAAATGTCAGGGAAGGCGGAATTCGCCAAAGCAGAGCAAAATCGACGTATCAAGATTGAAGAAGCAAAAGCCAATCTCGAAGCAGAAAAACTGAATGCTCAAGCTGAAGTGGAACGTGCCAAAGGGGCTGCGGAAGCCATCAAGATTGAGAACGGGAGTATCACGCCAGCGTACATTCAGTATTTATGGGTTCGCCAGCAGAATAACCTGAATGATAAGACGGTTATTTATATTCCTACTGAAACAAACCTTCCGGTTCTGGAAGCTTCTCGAAGCAAGTAAATAATTAGGTTACCCTAGGTATTAACTAGGGTAGCTATAAATTAAAAAGAAATTAGTTGATATGGAAGAAGATTTTAAACTTACCGGTCCCGAATTGCAGGTAGAACTCTTGAAAAGAATGGGATATAAAGAGGAATCACCCAGATGTGAAAACTGTAAACATTACCGTTATAACACTTGTGATGACTCAGAATGTGTATTGATTCCCTTGGTGAATATGAAAATACATGATAGTGCCTATTGCAACTATTATAAGGCAAGGAAATAAAAACAACTGAATCATGGTAACATTTTGGGAGGTCTATCAAAAGACTGTTAAAGAAAATGGCTGTAATGCCGGAGAAACATTTGCCATGTCTATGTTTATCGCCGGCGCCGAATGGCAACTGCAACAATTAAGCCATCCCGATCCTCCCGGAGAACAAGGAACGGACGGTACTACAATCATCAAGGAAGTGATGAAAGAAAAGGCTATCGAGGCCTTTAATGAAGCGATGATTTATTTCGAATCACCGGACTGCCCAACAGCGAAAGAAGCCTTGAAGCATTTTATCGCTTGCTTGGATCAGGAACCTGATAGTGGTTGTTTGGAAAAACCGAACGACTGAAATAGCTCAAATCACGAAAGAAGTGAGCTAAGAAAGTCCTCACTGAGTGATCCTGGGGACTTTCTCATATCCTTTATATCTTATATGAAACTAAGATATGAAAACGCAAAAATGTATAGCTTGTGGCCGGGAAACGGTTTCTGTGATCAAAACTGAAGAAGGGCATATCTGTTATAATTGCTACTCTGATAAAAAGAACCCTCCAAAACAAAAGCAACATCATGACAATGAAGAAGCCCGGATTCAGACGGAGTTCTTTGATAAAGTTCCTTTGTTCTTTCCAAGCCTTCCGGACCGGCTTCTCTTTGCTGTCCCGAATGGTGGCAGCCGGCACAGGATAGAAGCGGCCAATATGAAACGCCAGGGCGTTAAACGTGGCGTGGCTGATGTAATCCTACAAATTCCGAAGAAGGGATATGCTTCCCTTTGTCTCGAGTTTAAAACATCGACAGGTAAACAGTCCGCCGAGCAGAAAGAATACCAACGTCAGGTGGAGCTCGCCGGGAGCAAATATGTAATTGTTCGAAGCGTAGAGCAGGCTATCCGGGCGATGCAGCAGTATTTGGGAAAATAAAATAGTTTAAATTCGATAAAACTTATTCGTCATTCCATTGGATATCAAAATCTTTAATATCATCTAATGTTTTTGCTCTTTCTGACAATTTAGAATCCTGCTTTATTATTGTTGCTACAACTCTGAAAATGAGAAAAATATCATTTTTATATAATCTGATAGGTGCGAACAGTTTTAGAGACGGTTCAAAAATGATACAATTTTGCTCATTATCGATTTTAGAGAGTTTTCTAATCAGGGGTCTAAAACCAAAAGTAAAAATAACATAATAATTTTCAGATGATTGCTCTTTCAATATATTATCGAAGTTCGATTGAATTGTAATAGCAATGTCTCCTTCATTTAAACTGAATCTCCCATTAGTAAACATAGAATCATCATAAGCTTCGAAAGCAATATATCCTAGGGATTTATCTAAATTGGGTAATTGTATTGTAGGTAATGATTGAATATAATCTTTTTTTACACAATTCTCGCCGAATTGTAACAATTCATCTTTAGAGACAAAAGGTATGGTCTCAATAGTTTCATTTTGTTCATATTCGGTTAAAATCATTTTACCTTTATCGGAAATAAGCCAATCATAGTTAATCTCTGGATAGGCATCTGTTATCAGTTTCGCTAATGCACTACTAATATTATTTCTACCGCGGAGAACAAAATATACTCTATCCGGCCTAGTTAGTCCGATATTTTCTGCAAACTTCTTGGCTGATACTTTTGCATGTTTAATGACATGTTCTATTCGTTGTTGATCTGTCATAAGTTAAATAATGTTGTGTGATAATACAAAATACATCAATATTGTTGTTGTGATGTATTTTGTATTATATTTGCAGTGTTATAATAATTTACTCATCAAAAATACAAAAGATTATGGAAGTTTCAACTATTCAAAGGAAAAAAGGGATTAAATCAACTATGCTTGAATTAAAAGTGAGTGAAGATTGTGTATTTCCAAGACCAAAATTCACGAGTATCAGAACGACTATCAGTGCATTACGCATTGAATATCCTGATAGACAATTTGGATATGAAGTAATAGAAGGAGGTATTCGTGTAGTATGTTTAAAATGAGAGAGACAACAAAAAAAGAGGCTCCTCAAAGTTTGGCGACCACGAGAACCTCTTTATTTTATAACTAGTAAATCAAAAGGGTATGAATACAGTTATTTATGACTACAAAGGTAGTCAAATTTCATTTAGCAACGAAAAAAATGTAATGGTAAATCTTACCGAAGTTGCAAAAGCTTTTCCTGAAAAGAATTTGACACAAATTATTAATTCTCAAGAAATCAAAGATTATTGTGATGCATTGACCAAACTACAAAATTATAGTTTGGCTGATTTATTGGAAGTTAGGCGAGGTGGAATAAATCCAGGCACATGGGCACATCAGAAAGTTGCATTAAGAGTCGCTCAGAAACTGAGTCCAGACTTTGCTATTTGGGTGGATACACGACTTGAAGAATTATTAACCAGTGGTATAACTACTATATCTAATGACGACGAGGCAATTCTTCATGCAATGACTGTCTTACAGCAGCGTGTAGAGGAAAACAAACAACGGTTATCTAAAATCACAGCAGAGAAAGAACAACTCCGCTTAACATCTGTAGCACAGGAAGAGCAGTTAAAGACACAAGCCCCTCAGGTAGAATATTTCCGTAAGGTTATAGACAGCACTGGCCTTCAAACTGTGAACATGATTGCTTCCTGTTTCGGTATCAGTCCGATCAAGCTAAACAAGCTGTTGTGCCAATGGGGCATTCAGTATAAACAAAGTGGTACTTATTTTCTTTATGCCAAGTACCGTGATAAAGGATATGCAGAACATAAACCATATCCATACATTGACAGTAAGGGGGAGACCAAAACACGTCAACACATGTTTTGGACAGAGAAGGGTAAGCAATTCATTATTGAGTTATATACGGATAAAGCAAAAGCAGAACGAGCACGAAAGGCCTTGAATGAGCAGAAACTCGAACAATCAAAGGAAAGGGAGGCAATACGATGAAAAAGTATGTATCTCTCCAACCACAACGGGAAAAAATCTATGAGTTGATCAAGGATATCGCGAAATCCCGTAGTAAAATTATTGCACTTTCAGAAGAGAATAGTGATGTCTCATGTAGTTATGAATGTAATCTAGTTGCTTGTGAGGATCGTTTGACGGCATGTTTAGGTGATCTCGGTGATATGATTGGTTTTACTATTATGTCGGATGTAATAGAAAATGAGGAGGTGGAATTATGAAACAATCATCGAAGAATCAACGCGAGGAACTCACCTCTGTACTAAGATTACTCACCGAATGCCATAATCGTATATATGAAATGACCGAATGCGACCGTATAGTAAAAACAGGAATGGACGAACGGTTAGCCGGTATAGGTGACAACCTTTGTGAAGAGATAACGACCATAGGTGACATTATAGGTCGTCTGTTGGCATGCGACATTATGGAAGGAGTGGAGGAAGTGTCGTGAAAGAAGAAAAAGAATTGAGAATATCTCCTAGAGATATACCAATTGTTATAACTCTAGGAGATATCTGCCTGAACGCTAGATTGGCATTTTCCATTATGGAGGCTGTTCAAAATGGAAAATATGATGAAATTTTTAATATTGCCGAACAGATATTTAATCATAATAATGAGATTGCCAATACTCTGGTTAATCTAAAAGAGCTTTGTGAGATGATAGATAAGGAGAGGCAGAAATATAATTAATGAAAAATAGATAATATAGAAGGGAGGATGACAGAATCATTCTCCCTTTTTATATATTATAGGAAAAGATATGGCTAGAGGTCGGAAAAGTTTATTTCGGGAGGAGTATATTCAACTAGCGGAGAATTATGCTTTGTTAGGAGCTACCGATGACGAATTAGCTGATTTCTTTGGTGTATCCAAGCAAACTCTCAACAAATGGAAGAAAGATTATCCGGAATTTCTTGACTCCTTAAAAAAGGGAAAGGATATTGCAGACTCTAATGTTGCTTCGAAGTTGTACAACCGTGCGATCGGTTACGATTTCGAGGAAACGCATACTGTCCACAAGAATGGTCAGGTTGTAGGAGAGAAACACATCAAAAAGCATCAGCCGGCAGATACAACAGCAGCGATATTTTGGTTGAAGAACCGACAGCCGGAGAAGTGGCGCGACCGGAAAGAGTTGCAAATCGGTAATAAGCTGGGCGATGACCTAGAGAGTATGACAGATGAAGAGTTAAGAGCTATTATCCGTGGCGAAAAAGAACAATCGGGAAATATTAATACAACAGGCGAAAGCGGCAATATTACTGAGGAGACGGGAGGCGAATAATGACTTTTGGTCATATTGCCTTTACCATGATCCTAAGTTCTTTGCCAAGCGACTATTCCTGAAGAAGGTCGCTGACGCTTTTACGCGGGTGTACGAGTCATATATGGCTGGTATCATCCGCCGGCTTGCTGTATCTATGCCGCCGCGAGCCGGTAAGTCTTATATTTCTTCTTTGTTCATCGCATGGATGCTGGGGCACTTCCCGGAGGAGTCGGTTATGCGTAACTGCTGCTCCGATACTCTGTATAATAAGCTATCCTATGATACGCGCGACATTGTTCGGTCGTCCCGCTTTAAAGAAGTCTTTCCTGATGTAAAGCTGCGTGGCGATAAGCAAAACGTTCATGGCTGGAGCTTGGATGCTGCCCGGCAGGTAAGCTATTTCGGTGCCGGTGTAGGTGGTACGGTGATCGGCTTCGGTGCTTCTATGCTGGCCATGACCGACGACTTGTATAAGAGTCTGGAAGATGCACTATCCGACACCAATAACGAAAAGGTCTGGTCTTGGAAGCAGGGAACACATGATTCCCGTATCGAAGGGAACTGCTGCTCGATCGATATCGGTACACGCTGGTCGGCCACAGACGTTCTTGGCCGTATGGAGGAAATGGGGAAATATGACGAAATTATTCGTATCTCTGCCCTGGATGAAAACGACGAATCGTTCTGTGAGGACGTACATACGACGGAATACTACCTGGAACTGCGGGAAGAGACAGAAGATATGATCTGGTGTGCTGAGTATATGCAGGATCCGATCGAAGCGATAGGTTTGTTATTTTCCAAATCAGAACTCAACCGGTTCAAGCTGGCGGATATTGAAGGTAAGCAACCGGATGGCGTTATCGGTGCTTGTGACGTGGCTGATGAAGGAGACGATAATTTCTCTGCTCCATTCGGTAAAGTATTTGGTGAAAAGATATTCATTACAGATGTTGTATTTACGAAGGATGCTGTTGAGATTACTCAGCCACGCTTGGCACAAACAATACTTGATACTGGTTGTGATCAGATGCGTATTGAATCAAACAATGGTGGTCGTATTTTCTCTATTGCTGTACGAAAGGAAGTTGTAGCAAAGAGAGGGAAATGCTTAATTCAAGCACGGCCAACAACGCAACACAAAGAAACTCGCATCCTGATGAAATCCGGATGGATAAAAAAGCATCTGTATTTTCTTGCTGAAGGAGAATACAAGAAAGGCTCCGATTATGATCAATTTATGAAAGGTCTCACTTCATACAAAAAAGAAGGTGGCAATAAACATGACGATGCACCGGATGGGGTGACAATACTTGCTGAATTTGCCGAATCATTAGGTATGAAGTTTAAGAAAGAAAAGAAGAAGACTTCCCGAGGGGTAATTGTCAGGTAAATTATTTTGTTGTTTATATATTATTATGCATCTGGATAGTTGTCAGAGTGGTTGAATGTGCTTGTTTGCTAAACAAGTTAGCTTTATGGCTACGGAGGTTCGAATCCTTCACTATCCGCAAAAACTTGAGAGAAAGGGCGATGTGAAAGCAGGTGTTGTTTTAGTCGCGAATGGAATATATCTGTTTCATAGTTGCAAATATGATAGCATCGCCCGCGGATATAAAGTGAGCAGCACTTTTAACTGCATTGAATAATTTGGTTGTCTTGCCCTGGGGTATGTGCTCCAGGGCTTTTTGATGTTACGACTTTTCACCTTTTATATTTTAAGAGAAAAGTATATGCCAGATATAGCAACCATCTTACAAGAACCCGACTTTAAAAAAGTCGTTGAAACATTGTGTCAGGATACGATTGAAGGTCGGGAGCAAGAAGCTTACCTCAAAGAGTATAAAGGTGATCGTACCCGCCGGGAAACATCGGTGGGGAAACGTGAAGATAAACCCATTGATCTCTATTCTGATACGGAGTTTGAAGAGAATGAAGACGGGGAGTCGGTTCCCAAGAAGATCGGTACCGATACTATTCCCGTAGCTCGTATCAATACCAATATTCCAAAGAAGATAGTACGAACAGCTGTTGCTTTCCTGTTTGGTGGCGATATGAATATCTCTTTCATGGAGGATAATGACGGTACCGAGTATTTCCGAACGATGGTAGAAAAGAAATTGAAGATGAAAGCAACCTTCAAAGAGTTCGCCCGTACGGTAATGATTGAAACCAAAGCAGCATTACTATTCTATCCAAAAGAAGTTGTTACGGCTACTGGATCAGCCGTAGAACTTCGTGTTCGTTTGCTCAGTCAGAAGAATGGAGAGTTTTATCCACATTTCGACGATTTTGGGGATATGGACGCATTTACTCGGAAGTATAAGGCTATCAATCCTGAAGATGGAAAGGAGCATGATTATGTGTGGATACAGACTGCAGACCAAAATATTACCTCTGTGGATATAGATGGTACGTGGGTGACAATCAAGGAGCCGAACCTGTTTGGTAAGATCGCTGTGGTATATGCCGAGCAGGAGTTGCCGGAATGGGAGGATATTGTGTCAGCTATGGATGCAGTAGAGATGCGTATTTCTCGCTTATGTGACACTAATGATTATTTCTCTGAGCCTATCTTGAAAAGTTACGGGGCGACCACACTTCCGAGTAAAAAGACCGTGGGTAAGCAGATAGAGTTTGAGGTTAAAGTGGATCCAGATACTCAAAAGGAATATCATGGTGACGCTGATTACCTGACTTGGCAACAATCAGTAGAATCTATTAAGTTAGAGTTGGATACAAATATCAATGAGGTGTTCTCCGGGACTTCTACCCCAAACTTATCTTTTGAAAATCTGAAAAGTGTGGGCAATATCACAGGTATAGGCATGAAGTTTATGTTTATGGATGCTTTCATCAAAGCGATGGAGAAAATGGAAATATTCGAACCTGCAGTTCAGCGTGCAGCTCATATTATCATCGCAGGTATTACAAAGATATGCGATCCGACTATGGTACGTCATTTTGAGGACAATGATGTCGAAATTACTTTTGGTTCTGTTCTCCCGGATGATTTGCGCGAAGAGATGGAAGTCTTATCTATTGCTAATGGAAACAAACCGATCAATAGCCGTAAGACGGTCACTGCACGTTCTCGTTTCACCAAGGATGTAGACGAAGAGATACAACAGATGCAAGCAGAAGATAGAGAAGAGGCATCGAATAATAATCCGCTGGGTAGCACTTTTATGTAAACTATCATGCCTGAGCTATCATTTTATGAGCGACAACATATCCAAAAAATACTGATCCAGCAGGGAGCGATAGGAAATATATTCAATCAGTTCTCTCGTGAGATATCTGGGTATCTACGAAAGTGGACTGAAACTGGCAAGCTGAATGTGTGGGTGCGTAATTCTTCAGTTGAAAAAGGTATTGATCGCTCTTTATTGAATCTGCAGAAAAGTCTTCTTGATAATATTCAGTCTTTTGGTGTTGACGCCTGGCAGCGGGGACAGGTGAAGAATGACGATCTTGTAGAGCGTTATATCAAAGGAATGTCGATCAGTTCTGTTGTAAAAGATGGCATGTTTTACCGAAACAGGGAAGCTTTGAAGGCTTTCCAGAACCGCGTAGACAATGGAATCACCCTTTCGGATCGAGTATGGAATATAGTAGATATTACAAAGGATCAGATAGAGTTGTTTCTTGGAAGTGGTTTATCTGTTGGCCGGGCAGCTGGAGAGATCAGTAGTGATGTAAGGCAGCTTCTAAAGAATCCGGAAAAACGCTTTCGGCGTGTGCGCGATAAGAATGGCAAGCTGCAACTATCTACACCCATGAAAGATTACCATCCTGGACAAGGTGTGTATCGAAGTAGTTACATGAATGCTCTTCGTTTGTCGGCTACCAATACAAATATGAATTATCGTAAGGCAGACCATGACCGGTGGCAGAAAATGGACTTTGTTCTTGGCATAGAGGTTAAGCGATCTGCGAATAATCACGGTCCGTGTAAGATTTGTGATGCGATGGTTGGAAAATATCCGAAGGATTATGTGTTTGTTGGAAATCATCCTTTTTGTATTTGTTTCTGTGTCCCCATCCTGATGGACCACGATGACTTTGCAGATTATTTATTAGACGATACCATTCCACAGGGTAAGGCTATCACTCATATACCGGCAGACGCAAAGAATTTTATCAATAATAATTATGAGGCTGTAAAAAATTCTTATACTGTCAAAAACAATAGAAAATACTTTGAGGATAAACCAATACCAGTGAGCAGTGGATTGACTCAGGCATCAAAAGAGCAGGTTAAAAAGCAGCGTACTGAGATAAAAGAATGGGCGAAAAGTAATCTGGTAGGCAAATCATCTTTCGCGAGCAACTTGAGCGGCCCTATAGAGTTCACTATGACCGGAATAAAGGAGGCGCTTAATCAACCTCATAAGGATCAAACGGCGAAGAATGAAGCCTTGAGGCGTATTGACAAGCTAATTAGCGACGGGCAGTATGTAAAGTTCGCTCCGGATGAAAAAGACAATGCCATGGTTGTGGGCTACCATTATATAGAGATTGATATAGCTGGTGGCAAATCTTATGCTGTTATCAGGGAAATGAGAGATGGAAGATCCATGTTCTATTCGATAGTGGAAAAGATAAAAGGGAAGTAAAGAACTTGACAAAGGATGTGCAATCCAATACAGTCTTCTTTAAATCCCTTTTATTACTACAAATATAAATAGTTTTTTTTGATTATGCGGAAATAAAAGAAAAAAATGTTTCCACACTTATATTTTAAACAGAAAACATTAATGGTATGACAATTTTACAATTAATCATTGCTGCATGTGTAGCAGCTGGTGTTCCAGAAAAATTTGCGGAGCGTATTCAGAAAACATTCAAGATCGAGAAAGAGGAAAGTATCGAAGGATGTGTGGCATTATTCAAGGAAAATATTCTGCCTGCCATTTCGGAAGCAGAGCAAGCAGCGCAAGCGGATGCTAAGGCTGCGGCAATTGTTGAATATGAGAAAAATCATGGTTTGAAGGACGGTAAACCTATCCAGAATCCTACACCTCCTAACCCCGCTATTCCTGATCTGTCTAAGCTTTCCCCTGAATTGCAGGCATATTTTAGCACTCAGCAAAAACAGATTGGAGATTTGACCGATCTAGTCAAAGGGTTAGCGATCAGTCAGCAGAAAAATCAAAAAATGGAGCTGGTAAGGGCAAAGATGAAGGGGAAGATTGATGATGATTTTATTGATGACTATATCGGTCGTGTGAATCTCGATGCAGAGAATTTAGATGCAGAAGTGGAAGCGCAGGTTAAATCGTATGGCGATATGGCGAAGAAATTCATCACTAAAGCTGTAGCTGAAGGTAACTATATTCCAGCCGCTGGTGGTGTATCTGACAGTGAATTTGATAGCTTTTTGAGTTCCGGCAATGAAGATGCTCCGGCGTTCAAGGGTAGAGAATTATAAATCTTTAATATTTTTAAGTATGAATAATTACAGCACGAAGAAAGAGTATCAGTACATGCCCTTTATCATAAGGGAGCTGGAAGATAAAGCCGGTGGTGGTTCAATCGCAATGGCTGATTTGGATAAATCGGTTTCAGACAGCGTTGCTCCGGGATTCTTTGTTGGTCGGGACACGAAAGGTCTGTATCATTTGTTAGTTGCAGCTGTTCTGTTTGCCAATGCCGCAGCCGATGCTACATCTTACCAAGTGAAAAAGAATTCTCAATTTAAGGTTGGTCAATTTGTAACCAGTGGCGATGTCGTAGGGGTAAAGGCTTATGCAATTACTGCGATTGACAGAAGTAATCCTCAGTACGATGTGATCACTGTTGGAACATCTTTAGGTAAAGCCTTATCGGAAGGAAAGACACTGCACCAGGTAAAAGCGGAAGATGCTGCCGGTGGTAAAAGTGAATTGCTGTATGCTCCTTACGGGGTAGCTAAAAATGAGATCGATCTGACTAAGAGCCATGCTGAAACAGGCATTTCGCTCCGTGGTTCTTATAATGTGGCAAATATGGCTTACGGTGCACCGAAGGTATTCCGTGATGCGTTGCCGATGATGCGATTTGAAGATTAATATTTAATACGAAAAGTATATGGAAAGAAGTTTATTGAAAGAACTTACGGATAAGCGCCTGAAGGCTTATCTGAAGAAAAAAGAAGGTGTTCCTCGTTATTGGCCGACCTTGTTTCCGTTGGATTACAGCGATGAGCTTACATGGGAAGCCTTGGCTGCTGAATCCGGGAACACGATTGTAGCAGATGTTATCTCTTATGATTCTGCTGCTCCGGAAAAAGGTCGTAAGGTGATTGGAAAGGCTAGTGGAGAAATTGCGAAGATGGCTGTTAAACGCACTATGCGTGAAAAAGATTTTCTGACCTACAAACGTCTGAGCAAGGGAGTTCAAGGGGATGCAGAGAAGCAGAAGATCCTTCATCTTGTGTTTGGTGATGTTGATTTTGTTGTGGATGCCATCGATGGCCGATGTGAACATCTAGCTTTGCAGGCAGCCTCTACTGGACGTATTTCGTTGAATGCGGAGAACAACAACGGTATTGTAACCGAGACGGATGTAGACCTGGGTATTCCAAAAGAAAATAAATTGTGCGTAAGCAAATTGTTGACGAATGAAGACTTTGATATTTTCGCTGAAGCCAAAAGGGTTAAGGCTGCATCAAAAAAGACAGGTAAGGTGAAATATATGTTCATGGACGAAGCCACATTCGACGCGATTGCTGAAACAAAGAAAGTGAAGGAGGCTTACGGCTATTTGTTGACCAGCACTCACGGAACCTATGAAGGCGATCTATTCCTGGAAGACTTGAACAAGCTGCTTACAAAGAAAAGGTTACCGACTATTATCCTGATTGAAGATTCCGACCTGTCATTTGAGGACGAGGATCATGTTCGCACAGAATTGGAAGGTTGGAAACCCGGTTACATCACATTTGCTATTGACAAGAAGTTCGGCCGTATGCAGCACGGTCCAATTGCCGAGGAAGATGCAGAATCTGTAAAGAAATACGCAATTCAGGCCAAGAAAGGTCATGTGCTTGTTACAAAATGGTCAGATGTTGATCCGGTCTGTGAAAAGACAAAAGGTGAAGCCCACTGTTTTACGGTAATTGATAACCCTGGTACGTTCTACATCTTGAACACAAACAGCACAAGCAAATTTATTTAAGATGGCAACTGTCCGGGATACCATATTAGCTTTTCCTGCATTGGATGAATGCGAGGAATATCTTGAAAAGGTTGTACTTCCTAACCGCTCCTTGGATGGGGCGGTGGAGTACACACCTTCTAAAGATATGAAATCTGTTAATTTAGCCGCTGCAGACATGTATGCTATGATTGGCAATAATCCAGACTTTACCGAAAACAAACTGTCTGTTACCTGGAGCAGCGTTGACTTTCTAAAGACGGCAGCCAGGTTGTACCGGCAGAATGGGGAGCCGGAGAAAGCCGAAGAATTGCAGCCGAAGAAAAGGCCGATTCGTTTAACCGGAAGAGCGAAGTATACATCATGAAGCGATATTCACATATAGCGATTGTAACGATTCCTACCGGTTCCCTTATTAAAGGGGAATGGGTGGCTGGAGAACCTCAGAAGATAGAGATGAAAGGTCAGTATTTCCCATCTAACAGCGGTCAACAATTGAAACAGAATATCGATGGGAAAGAGTTTATCGTACATGGTGAATTTTCGACGAAGGCACGCCCGGTTTCCGATGCAAATCATATCCGGATCGATAGTATCGGATTAGATGCTGATATTATCTGCTGGGAACCGTTTCAGACTCACTCTGTAATCTATGTATAGTGATGGCAAGGAAAGGCGGTTTGACTCCGTTGTGGAGCGATAGGGATGTTGAACGTTGGTTCGATTACTTTGTGGATCGGGCGGAAGAACGGATATACAAGCTATTGCAACGTGCAGGGGAAGAATTTGTAAAGATTGCCCGTAAGAAAGGAAACTATCAGGATCGTACTGGCAATCTCCGTAGTTCTATCGGTTATGTGATCGTTAAGGACGGCGATATATTGACCGAGAACTACGAACAGTCCACGGAAGGGACAGATAAACAGACCGGTATCAGGGAAGCGAAGCGGTTGGTTTCCGAACTGATTCTTCTTTATAAAAAAGGTTGGGTATTGATCGGTGTGGCTGCTATGCCATACGCTGTTTATGTAGAAGCAATCAATAATCTAGATGTTATATCTGTTGCTACGGAGCATACCGAAGATTGGATCAGAAAACAAAGTAAAACCCTGTTTGATAAATTAGCAGAGAAAGGATATTGATATGGCGGATCAGTTTGATATAGTTGATATTGTTTATGATGCGGTTGAACCGGGCTGTACCGGCTTTATCCTGTATAAGGATCGATCTGCTGATGGTGAGACGAAGAACCATATCACAGTTCGGATGCTTCCACTGAATGAAACAGAGGTCTTGAATAAGGGGGTGGTCAATGTCAACGTATTTGTGAAGAATCAAGCAAAAGGCATGCCTGATCGACAACTAATGAAAGGAACGGTACGAAATATAAAGTCTGCGCTACGAAACATCAAACATCCTTTCGGCATGTATTGGAAATCCCGGATCGTCTGGTCTGAATCTCTTGGCGAAGCAAAAGAAGGCTTCGATTGTACGAATATAAGATTTGAAGTAATTACGGAAATTGATTAATAATATGGAAAGAAGTTTAGCATTAGATATTGACTATCTGGGAGTTGCAGAACCAGGTGATGGTGTAGCAGGAACAGAGTATACTCAGTATCCCGAAATTGATACTGTGACTTTCAACTTCTCAGAACCTAAAGAAATTAGCTTTACGGCTATGGGGAGAGAAGACCCGTGGGCGGTCGTGTCAAAGAAGGGGGATCCTTCAAGTATCGAATATACCATTCCTTCTCCTACTGCAGAAGAGCTTAAGGCTCATTGTGGGGGAACGGTAACTGGAGATAAATGGGAAGCACCTGTTTCAACACCTACAATTATAAAGACGATTAAATTACAGAGTTCTCCGTATAATGGTAAGTATACAGAGTATGTATTCGTCAAGGCTTCTATTGCTGGTCGTTTGAGTCAGGCTCCAGGAAAAGAAGAGACTGATTTACTGCTGGTGAAAGCTACCATTATGACCCCTGTTTCTGCTGCTGGTGTTCGATCTGCGCCTTACTGCCGTGAAGTAAAACCAGTTACGGCTCCGGTTCCTCCATCAGAGAGCTGAATGGCTAAAGCAGTAGTCAAACGTAAATCAAGAAAAGCTCGGGGATAACCTCGGGCTTTTATATTTTAAAGGAAAACATGAGTGTAAAACAAGTACTTCAGATTGAAAGTAATGTGGTAACGGATCAGCCGGTTAAGATTCCCTTTGAGTTCACCCGGTTAGATCTGTTACCGGAAGGGAAAAAACTAGGGGATAGCATAGTTATTACTCCGCTTACGGTTCGTTCTTGGTTCCGGATAAAACCGCTTTTACTGCATATTGATAAGCAAGATCGGGAAATACTGACGGCCAATAAGGATACAGGCTTTAAGAATGAGATCGCCGACCTGATGGCAAAGTACGATGAGATAATCTTTGAGATCGTCTGCCTCGGCATTTACAACAAAAGAGGAAATATGCCGGCTTGGTTCCGGGAGGTTTTAAAAGATAATTGCACCTGGGAGGATATCTATATCCTTCTCAATGCGATCCTGTTCCGGATCGGTTGCAACCCTTTTTCTCGTACTATCACAGCGCTGGAAGCTGTAAGCCCGCTAGACGAAGAGGAGTTAATAGCCCTTCAAAAGAACAACGAGACCTGGAAGAACCGGAACCGCAAAGCAGCTTCATGCTCCTAGTTTCCTGCAATGAGGCATTTGGCTATACACATGATCAAACACTCGATAGTAGTATGGTTCTTATCCTGGCAATGCTTCGCGAACATGGATACATAGTCAATGAACGAAATAAAACTTTATACAAAGACGACGAGAGTGAAGATGATGATTCCGGAGAATGGGTTGAAGTAACAGACTTTGATACCGGTCAAAAGAAAAAGGTCAGGAAAATGAAATCGATATAGTATATATTAGAATAGAGTAGATAAGTTTTGTCATAGTGATGAATTTTGAATTTTGGCAAAAAAGCCCGGCGGACTGTGAAGTTGGCCGGGCTTTTGTATTAGATATTGTCTAGGATGAAATCTGCTGGGATTCCGAAACAATCACGTAAGCGTTTTGCGATGTTCAGGTTAAGCGCACGTTTACCGTTCAATAATTCGCTTACCCTGGACTCTGATATACCGAGCATTTTTGCGGCTTCTTTTTGTTTGATCTTTTTATCTATCATCTGCTTTTTTATCTCGTCTGTTATCAGTGAGGAGACTTTACCGGGCAGTGGATGATAAGCGGCTTCCCATTCATGGATCGCATCGGTAAGACGGATAAATTCGTCTTTGTCCGACTGTGATAAAAGTTCCATATCGCCAAGCTTAGTCCCTTTCGCAATAATCACCTCCATCGCTTCTTTATGTTCTCTATACTGAGCATCGTTTTTAATAATCATACGCCCTCCTTATTAAATAGTTTTTACATCAATTTTATCATATTCCGGATGAGTACCGATAAAGCGGATAACCATGCGGCCAGCGAAAAACGTAACAACAGCTACAATCCGATAATTATTACCTTTGATGTTAAATACATATCGGCTGTTACCTACATAATCGGCGGAAAGAAAATCATTTTTCAAGTCAGAGTGGCTTTTCCAATCAGCAGCCTCACATATTTGTATCCATTTCTGGATTGCCTTGTCTGCATCAGCATGCTTGCGGATGAACTTTTCTAGCTTTTCTGAATCAATGATTTTCATATTTCTGTTGTTTGTTTCTCTTTGATGCAAAGATATAATATAATTCCCAAATGTGGAAGTTTATTTGTTCGAAATTTTTATTGATCTGTTTATATTTTACTATAAACATGTCTATGGGTATAGTAAACAGGGACGGAGCTTTATACATGGCTACCGGTGTTGATAACTCCGGTTTGTACGCTGGTCGCCGGGAGGCAATGGGGATAATTAAGGCGATGGCCGGACAGATTACATCGTTCGATGTCTTTTCCGGCATTGGGATTAGTGCTGCAACAGCGTTCGCCAGTGCTGCTAAGAGCTCTTATGACTTCGAAAAAGAGTTTCAAAAAAACATACTGGAAGTGGCGACGATCTCTACGCAGGTAGAAGGCAGTATGACTGACTTTATGAACCGGGTAATGGCAATTACTCAGGAAATACCGGTCAAGGCTCCTGAAGCAGCAAAAGCACTATATCAGATCGTTTCGGCTGGGCATGATGGGGCAGACGGAATAAATGTGCTCGAGGTGGCAGCTAGATCTGCAATTGGAGGTATGACAGATACGGCTACGGCGGCCGATGCTATTACTACCCTTATTAATGCCTACAAATTGAGTGCATCGGATGCCGAGAGAGTTTCGGATCAACTTTTCACGACTGCTCGACTGGGTAAGACAACATTCGGAGAGCTGGGACAATCTATTGCACAGGTTGCACCAATTGCGGCCAGCTACGGCGTTGAAATGGACCAGGTGTTGGCCGCTGTTGCTACGCTTACTAAATCTGGTACTCCGACGGCACAAGCTATGACACAGATACGGGCTTCGATAATAGGAGCATCTAAAGTGTTAGGTGATGGTGCATTCAATACACGCACATTTCAGGAAGGACTAGCGGAGATTGCGGCTAGAGCTGGCGGTTCAGAGTCTAAACTACGTGAACTAATTCCGGAGGTCGAAGCTGTGAATGGAGTTCTTGGCTTAACAGGGATCAAGGCCCAGGATGCGGCGGAACATCTTAAGGCAATGAATGATTCGACTGGTGCCACTTCTGCAGCATTTGAACTCATGATGAATGATGTTGATAAGCAAATGACTCTTTTATCAAATAATATTCAGGCCGCTCTTCGTCCAATGGGACAAGCAATATTGAAAGAAGTTTCAGAGGTTGCCACAGCATTTAATGAAGCATTTGAGAATGGTGATGTTGAGCGTGCTATCAAATCTCTTGGTGATTTAATAGTAATAGTTACAGGTGCTTTTATCGGTTATAAAGGAGCTGTAACGGCTTCTACTGTTGCTCAGAATATCCATACAAAAGCATTGGTTGTTAGTCGGCTGGCTTCAATACAGCATATAACGACGAGTAAATTGATGACAAATGCCATTAAAGCACAGACTGTCGCTTTGTTAAAAAATATAGCAGCTTTGGCTACAAATCCCTATGTTTTAGCAGCTGCCGCAGTTGCAGCATTAGGATACGGATTGTATAAATATGCAACACAGGCGACTGCCGCAGAAAAAGCTACTGCAGCACATAATAAGCGAGTTAAAGAACTCAGTGAGTGGGCAGATAAGACAAAAGAGAGCGTGGACGGTATGCTCTCCTCTTTGAAAGATGAAAATGTTCTTATGTCAAAGAAGGTTGAAATTTACAGAAACCTTCAATCTCTTTATCCGGATGAACTAAAAAATATTTCCCTTCAGAACTTTCTTTTGATGGATTCGGTGCAGGCAAATAATTTATTAGCGAAAGCACTCGATGATAGGATTAAAGCTCAGCAGCGAGCGGATGTTAATGCTATTGAAGCTGAAATGAAAACCAATGATTCACGAATAGCTACATTGGATAGCAAGAGTGGAATGGATACATCTATAGGAGAGTGGTTTGAATTGCGCCGTTTGAAGTCGAGAAATGAACAATTGAAAATAGAATATGAGAAGGCAAAAGATATAGTAATTCAGGGTGTGAAGGATGAGACGGCGGCAAGGAAGGCCGCAGAGGATTTGAATAATGACAATGAAAAAGGAGAAACTGTCCTCCAGCGAAAAATCGCTCTTACTAAAGAATTGTCAGATGCTGAAGTCAATTTAAAAAAACTCCGTGCGCCAGATTCTACCGCAAAAAACAGCGAGATAAAAACGGCAGAAGATAAGGTCAAGGAGATAAAAGGTAAGCTGGAGGCTTTGACAGGCATATCGGGTAAGGAAGGTGGCAAATTGAAACAAGCTCAAGCGGACCTTGCTCGCTCTATCCTCGACAATGAGTTAAAACTACAGGCCGATCGTATTGCCATAATGAAAGATGGCAAGGACAAACGAGTGCTGTTAGCCGATCAGGAATATAAAGAAACCATTGCCGCTATCCAGAAAGAGAAAGAAGAATATCAAAAGAAAATCAAAGAAGCCAAAGGTAAGGAAGATCCTGCTGTCCTTTCTACTTTTACCGATCGTGAAAACTCTGCTAAAGATAAGCGAAACAACGATGTTGCCAATATCGCAAAGGATTATTCCGACCAACTGAAATCAATCCAAAACGATGTTGATTCTCATTTCCGGAGCCAACTGGATAATCGTTTGATTGAGATCGATAGCTACTACAAAGAGCAGATCAAAATAGCCAAGGAAGCCGGCGAAGAAGAGGAAGGGGACTTTATCCAGATGCTTATCAGAAAGCAGCAGGCGGAAAGGGAATACGCCCGGAAAGAATCAGCTTTGTCTACAGTCGATTTTAAGGAACAGGTAGACCTCGGCCATCTTGAAAACAAGTCCAATGACACCTACTTTGTCGAAGAGACCGAACGACAGAAAACAGAAATTGTACGCAAATATGCCCAAGAACGTATAACCATCCTCGATAGTATGGGGGATGAGCAGTCCAAGAAAGACGCCGAACTTTTAAGGATCGCTGTCGAAGGATATGATAAGGCCCTGTCAAAACCAAGTAAGAAATCAATCAATAACCTGATTGATGAAAAAGCCATAAAGGCATTACAGAAGCGCTTTATGGATCTGGGTATGTCCGAGGAGGAAGCGAAAGAAAAGGCGATCGAGTATGCAGAAGGCTTTAAGGGCAAGATGCAGATGGTGGCCGATGTAGCCGATAGCCTGAAAACGGCTTTTGGAGGCATCTCTGATGAATTGGATATGGCCTTGGATGCTGTTAGCAATATCGCTCAGGGATTTGCCGAGGGAGGACTAATCGGAGGTATCTCTGCGGCAGCCGGCCAACTAGTCAGTGTTGTCAGCAATCTGTTTACTGCGAAGAAGGAAATTGATAAATCCATGGTGGAAGGGTATGAAACCTATATGGATGCTATCAATGACCTTATCGATACCCAGGTTGCCCTCCTTGATAAATTGGGAGGCATGGCGTTTGGTCAAAATATCATTGACACAACAAAGGATATCGCCAAATCTATCGCGGCCAGCCGTACATTGTTCAATGAAGCGATGAGAGCCGGCTCCGGTATGTTTTCTCATAGCGACGGTTACAAGGCCAACAAGATGCTGAAAGGGTATGTCAATGAACTTCGCGAAGTAGGTATCTACACGACCGATTTAAGCCGGATGACTAATGAACAGCTGGCCTCGTTGAAGAAATTGCCGGAGGTTTATGCCCGTCTTCCGGAAGGACTGCGTAAGTATATTGACGCCATCGCTGAAGGTATTGATAAAACGGAAGAATTTAAAGATCAGATTCAGGATACTGTTCTTGGTCTGGATTTCACAAGCATAACAGATATGATTGTAAATTCCGTTACCGATCCATCAATAGATAATGCTCTGGAAGAGCTTGAAGTCAATATCGATAAAACGATTGCCAGTATAGCCCAGAACATGCTTCGTCGTAATATGTTACTCGGCCCATTAGAGAAGATGACCAATGACCTATATAAGTCGATGGAGAAGAAGGATAAGGATGGTAATACTTATTACAAACTGACAGCTGAATCGGCTAAGAGTTTCAAGGATAATGTATTGGGATTGGGTAAACAATTTCAGGATGCATGGAAGGAGTTGGAAGAGGCTTTTAGTTCTAGCGGCATTGATCTGATGCCTAAAGATCAGGAGACGACGGAAGATGTATCGGATAACTCCCTGAAAGGAGCCTACGCTAAAGCTAATCAGGAGAGTATTAATTTACTGGCCGGACAAACCGGCGCCCAACGTGTTGCCATCGAGAGTATCCGTGAGCAGATGCAATTTATCCGTGACCTACAGGTACAAGGCTGGAAAGATGTGACAGCCATTAAGGAATTAGTCGGCAAGCTAAAAGAAGTATCCGATAAGATATATAATGCAGTAGATGAGATAAAGGGGCATACCGGTGAACTGTCTGAATACTCTGAGAGGACGGTTAATGCCGTGGAAGGAACGTTGAACGTAAAAGTGAAAATGTGATGACAATCGACGGAAAAAACATAAATGAATGGGGTTGTACGTTGTTGGAAGGCTCTTTCGACGACCTGTTGAAATATCCGAAGCGTAAAGCTGTAACTACTCGGGACTGGGCTGAATCGAATGGCATTGTCCCGGACTTGTCGGAGGTGGAGTTCGAAGCCAGGACAATCAAGTTGTCTTTTTTTATGGAGGCTTATGGAGATGTCGAGTTCTGGCGCCGGTATAACAAGCTGACGTCTGACCTGTCTGCTACCGGTTACCGGGAGATGAACCTGATTGAAGGTATGACAAACCGGCTACGGCTGAATGCAGGGGTTAAATACGAGTTGCCTGTATTTCCGAATGCTAATAGAAACTGCTCGGTTTTTGATCTGAATTTTATAGAGGATAACTTTACAAGAGTCTCAGCGTATCCTTCCGGCGGGATAAGCCTGCGCGGACAGTTTGCGATAAACGGCTATGACTTCGGTGAGTTTGGTATCGGGTGCGATGACGGCCTGGAAGACATACTGAAGACTCCGGCCTTGAAAGATCCTTTTACGGACGGTCGGAACATCGACCTTACAACGATCCGGACCCAACACAAGACGATCAAGTTATCGCTTTGGATGATGGCAAAAAGCATAGGAGAGTTCCTGAACAACTATCATGCCTTTTTTACCCAGCTTTCGGGTACCGGAACACAGAGCTTATATATTAATACACTAGGTGTTACAACACAGGTCTATTACTTTGACTGTCCGTCTTATACGGTTGAGATATGGCAGGAGACGGATATCATGGTCCGGTTTACAATCTCTCTCGTGATCCCGGTAGTAACCTGGGTTGACACCGGTGGCGTGACAAGGTACAGAGTATTACAGGATAAAGAACTCGGTCTATTGGCTGATGAACAAGGTACAGAGTATTACAGGATAAAGAACTCGGTCTATTGGCTGATGAACAAGGTAGAATTATAGTATTTAATTGATATGGCGACAGGTGAATTTGATATAATTTATGCGAATGCATTACCGGCTGCGACGAACGTGACCGACAATGATATGATCCTTATCATTCAAGGTGGAAGACCGAAACGTGCTTTGCCTTCCACAATGAAGGGGCGACCAGGTGATCCTGGGTTAAGTGTTTACTTGGGTGTGGATGCTACATCTATCCTTTGGAAGCAGGGGCCATCCGGTACTTGGCAGAATCTTATTTCCTTAGAGAAAATCCGTGGTCCGAAGGGAGAGAAACCTTTGTTCCGGAAAGTCGAAGGTACTCTTCAGCTGAAGTATGAAAATGAACCAGACTCCGCCTACAAGAGCATTTTTGACCGAGAAGAATTGAAAATGAAGTTTTCGGATCTTACTGCGGAAGAACGCGACTTGCTAAGATTGCATTATTCTGATCTGACTGGGGCGGAGAAGGCGGAACTGATGAAACCGGCTACCGACGCGGCGAAGACCGTAACGGATAAGATGGCTCAGATCGAGCAAGATGCGAACCAGAAGATTGCTGATCTGACGACCTTTGAAGCTACGGCCAAAGAGCAGGAAGCAGATCGTGTAGATGCCGAAAAGAAACGTGTTGCAGCGGAAAGTGTACGTAAGACGGAGGAAGCAGCCCGGGCATCTGCCGAGGAACTGCGAGATCAGGGTGAGTCGGGGCGTATTGCAGAAGAGGGCAAGCGTGTATCCGCTGAAGGAATCCGAGACAGCGCAGAGCAGTCCCGTATCAAGGAGGAAGGAACTCGGAATACTCAGGAACAAGCTCGTAAGGATGCCGAAGGCGCTCGTGTTTTGGTAGAGAAGGACCGCGTAACTGAAGAAGGTAAGCGGGCGGGTGCGGAAGTTCTACGCGATCGGTCAGAGCAGAACCGGGTTACGGAGGAAGGAAAACGTGATATTGCTGAACAGAATCGTGTAGCGTCGGAAGTTGGTCGTGAGGATGCTGAAAAATCACGTATCTCTGCCGAAACAGGACGAGATGAAGCTGAAAAACTGCGTGTATCTTCTGAGGCGAACCGAAAGACGGAAGAAGGTAAACGTGATGCAGCAGAGCGGGCACGTATCGAAGCTGAAGCTGCTCGCGTTGAAGCCGAAAGGCTCCGTGTTCAAGAGAGTAAGGAAGCGGTAAATAATGCCAAATCCTCTGCCGGATTAGCGGACTTAGCTGCTGCTGCTGCCCAGGAAGCTGCAGACAAACAGCCCATTTTCGATACTTTTGGTTATGTATACTTTTGGAACCGTACATTAAAGGATTATGTCAAGAGCGACATAAACCTAATGGGAAAACCATTTAGTATAGCAGAAACATATCCTTCGGTAGAAGCTATGAAAGCGGATGCCGATAATGAAAAAATCCCATTAGGATCTTTTGTTGCTGTTAGTATACCAATACCTGATGTCCCTGAAGGAAGTGATACAGAAGAGCCAGATACGGCTAAACTCTACATAAAGAATGAACACGAAGGTGTAATCAGTTTCAATTTTATCGTAGATATGTCCGGTGCACGAGGATTTACAGGTAAAACACCGCAAATTAGTATCGGATTGGTAACTAAAGGTGAAAATCCGTTTGCCTCTTTATCTCCCGATGGAACAGATACAAATGGAAACCCTAAATATTTATTGAATGTCGTATTACCGAAGGGTGATAAAGGCGATAAGGGAGATGTTGGTCCTATTGGCCCTGAGGGAAAACAAGGCCCAATAGGTCCGAAAGGTGATACCGGCGCTGCATTTACCTATGACATGTTTACTCCAGATCAGCTAGCCTTATTGGTAGGTCCTGTTGGACCCATTGGTCCGAAGGGCGACAAAGGTGATAAAGGTGATAAAGGCGACAAGGGGGATCAAGGTATACAAGGTATTCAGGGGCCAATCGGTCCCAAAGGTGAGATCGGCTTAACTGGCTCGGCAGGAGTAAAAGGCGATAAAGGAGATACTGGTGCCCAGGGTCCGCAGGGCTTACGCGGTGAGAACGGTGTATCCTGCGACTGGCAGTGGTCCGGAACGACACTTCGTATCTACGGAGCTTCCGGGTGGAGTAGCTATGTAAATTTACTTGGCCCTCAAGGTCCGAAGGGCGACACTGGACCTGCTGGTGCTAAAGGAGCAACTGGAGCTCAGGGGGCAACTGGACCTGCCGGAGCAGCTGGAACAAACGCCACTATCACTGGTGCATCTGCGACTGTTGATGCCAATGTCGGTACGCCATCTGTTACAGTCAGTCTTGGTGGTACGGCTTCGGCCAGAACTTTTACGTTCGCTTTTAAAAATTTGAAAGGAGCAACCGGAGCGACAGGAGCAACTGGTCCGCAAGGTCCCGCCGGTGCTCGTGGAGCGACTGGTCCAGCTGGGTCAAATGGCTCTAATGGAGTTTCCTGCGACTGGCAGTGGTCAGGAACCAGCTTGCGGATTTACGGTGCATCCGGTTGGAGCAGCTACGTAAACCTTAAAGGCGCAACGGGGGATAGAGGAGCAACAGGCCCTCAAGGTCCTCAGGGGCCTGCAGGCGCATCCGGAGCAAACTGGAATGGTGGGACCGTTGGTACTAATATAATTATCAGTCGTAGTTATCCAACTCTGAACTTAAATGACGGTAATAATAAATGGCAAATTCAGAACTCACCGTCGGAAGGAATAAATTTTTGGTATAATTCAAGCCAAAAATTCAGAGTATCAACTATTGGACATGTATATTGTGCTGGTGAATATTCAAAACTGTCAGACATACGTATTAAAAACCGTATCAAAGACTTGGACAATGTACTAGATAAAATAAAGGGGCTTAGTGTCTTTTATTATACTCGTACAGATTTAGAAATAGAAAAAAGGCATCTTGGTGTTTCCGCCCAAGAAGTAATCGAGGTGTTTCCCGAGGTTGTTAGTTTATACGATGAGCTTTACTCGGTGGATTACAGTTCGTTGGCAGCCGCTGTAGCTATAGCCGGCCTGAACGAGGTTAGAGAAAGATTAGAACAATTGGAACAAAAATTATCAGCGTAATGAAGAAAGAAGAAATTGTGAATTTGAATAGAACGTTACTGTATGTATCGTTTGGTAACATGAGTAAGGCCGGCAAGAGCGCCATGATGCGTAACCTGGTCCGCCTGGGGAAGCATTCGAAGGAGATCGAGGAAGCTATGAAGATAGCCTTTGACAAGTTTAAGCCGGCTGGACTGGATGACTTAATGAAGAAGAAAGATCGGTCCGAAGAGGAACAGAAAGAATTTGATGACCTGACTCAAAAGTTTGATTCGGACATCAAAGATTACACGTATGAGCTCCTGGCAGAGGAGGTTGAGATCGAGATGCACTATATCTCCGATGCTGACTTTGATGATTTGGTAGATGCTACTTCTAAGTCGACAAAGGAATTGACTGCCGGTAACTTTATGTATCTCCGGGAATACCTGGTAAAGGAATGATCTGGATTATCATATTCGAGATCGTATTCTGGGTACTGCATCACGTCAGTACCCGGAATGTTAAATCAGATGTTGAGTTGTGGGGGAAAGAATTGTAAAACGTATAAGTATACCATTATGAAATTTATAGTACTTACAGATAAAGGGATAAAAGGAAATATCCCATTTGAAGGAGCGTATGAAGATACAGTGAAATACAAAAATCCTAAAGCCGAATTTACGCGTAAAGAATGGTGCATAGATATTAATTCTTTGGAAGAACTACTAGTTCTAATGAACAAATATGGAGCCTTAGTCGTAAGCCAAGAAGATTATAGTCGTGCTGAGATACCGACAATTATGCTATTTGATGAAAATTGTGGTGCATAACAACTTACTAAAAAAACCTTACGGTGTATAGGTAGCCGTAAAAGAAAATGAAATTCATAGTTAGTACAATTGAAGAAATAGACGGTAAACCTCTATTTAAGGAGGCTTACAGGAGTACTGTTGAATGTAAAAATATCCACGGGCAAGAATTTACTGAAGAAGTATGGTGCATAGATATTAATTCATTGGAGGAATTTTACGTCTTGGTAAAAGAATATGGCAACCTTGCTTTATTTTGTGAAGACTTTTATCGTGAAGAAATTCTCAAAATCAATTTATTCGACGAAGTATGTGGTGCATAACATAAAACCGCCCCGAATCTCGCGACCCAGAGCGGTTCAAAATATTAAACTCCTTCAAAGAAGGAGGTGTATGCAGCAAAAGTAATGTTTAATTTAAAAAAATGTAGTATGAAAAAGATTTTATTTTTAATTGTAGCTTTGATTTCTTTGATTTCAGGAAACATTTACGCCCAGGAGGTAGTCACGGAACCTTCAACCTCATTTGTAATTGACCTCGGAACGTTTACCGGCATCGTAGCTGTTGTGTCAACCTTAGTTACTCAGATCACAAAGGTTGTTCCGGCTATCTCGGACAGTAAGCTGATTAAGATCCTGATCTCAGTCGTTACCGGTATTGCGGTTTGTATGGCCTGTTGGCTGCTAAAGGCAACTCCGTTACTCAATGATCTCGTGTGGTGGCAGAGTCTACTGTATGGTTTGGCTGTCGGATTGTCCGGATGCGGTTTTTACGATATTGTCAAAGCAATTGGAGGTCTGTTCGGCAAGCAGGACGAAGTGATACATTATAATAAGTAGTAAAAAAACTCCGCCTCCGAACTTCGCAGCAGGGAGGCGGATACCTTAGTTCCTTTTTTATAAATAGCAATTTATTCTGATGACTTTGTTAAATCATTGATTGTTTAAACTATTTACTTTGCAGGGAAAGCTTAGATAATCAATTAGTATTGTATATTTGTACTCTAAAACACACTAGTATGAAAGTTTATATTTTGTTTATCCTATTTTTCATTTTGAACGTATCATGTTCAAAAAAAGATGAGAGTTATGATGATATTTTAAAAATTACACCGGAATATCTACTGCAAGCTTTGCAAAAAGGATTATCCATACAGGATATTAAAGAAACTTCAGGTTCCTATAAAATAGTATTCAGTGATAATAGCAAGGTTACTTTTGTATTAAGTAAGGGACTATTTTATACAAAGATAGAAAAGAACTATTGGTGTATAAATGGAGAAAATACAAATATAAAAGCGAGCAATACAAATGCAGAATTATGGTCTATGGATGTAGACACTATAGGAAATTGGATAATAAATGAAGGAAGGACAAACATAGCGGCAGATATGCCGCTGGATGCTCTGGATGCTCCTACAATTAAAAACATAGTACAGTCAACCAATTTCTTCTATTTTTATTTTACTGATAAAACATTGCTTAGATTTGTTAATCAGAAAAATGGTAATCAGACTAACCATGATAAGCAACCACTCCCGGTTCATCCTAAATCTTTAAAAATATTATGTATAGGAAATAGCTTTACGGAGGATGCAACAAATATATTACCTAATATCATTCAATCGGCAGGTATAAATAATATTTGTATTGGACGCCTGCTCATCGGTGGTGGATATCTGAAACAATATTATAATAACTACATGAATAATTCTTCCGAAGGATACTATCAGATAACAGATGATCATTTGAAATGGAAAACAATATCGGAAAAATTCACATTGAAACGAGCTTTACAGTATGCAGATTGGGATATTATAACATTTCAGCAAGTATCTTATGAGGCAGGAAGATTTCAAACGTATCAACCTTATCTTTCCAATTTGATTGATATAGCAAAAAAAGAATGTAAAAACTCTACGCCGGTTTTTGTTTGGCAAATGTCTTGGGCGTATGGAACCGGATGTACAGAGGAAGTTTTTGGCAGGTATGGATATAATCAAATGAAGATGTACAACGATATCATTAATGCGACTAAAATAATGATGGGGCAATCCGATATAGATATTGTAGTACCAATTGGTACTGCGATTCAGAATTTAAGGAATACCCCTCTTGATAATCCCCCGTTAGATATTACCCGTGATTTTCGTCATCTGGATCAAGGAGTAGGAATATATACTGCCTCCTGTACATTCTTTCAGGCATTAATAGCTCCCGTTTACGATATTCAGATTTTTGAGACTCCATTTTTGAGACTTTTACATGGGAGTATTTCTGTTACTGAAAATAATTTTAGAATCTGTCAGCAAGCTGCTGTAAATGCCTGCAATATGCCATTTCATGTAACAAAGTAAAGTTGAATATCATTCAAATCACTGTAGATGTGAATTATAGTCTACTTTAATGTTTGCCACTTAAACACTGTGTAATTAGTATTTAAGTGGCAATTTTTTTACATCTCCGTTTTGTAAAACTGAACTTTTGGTTTTGCCAATTATATATTGAAACTCTCATATCGAATCGGCTTTCTACTAGACATAGCGATCTGCCTGGTGAAAAGGGGTATAATGACTCAAAATATAGAATGATGTGAAAAAACGCATTCGAACTTTACGGGAGGGAGTAATAATCTTACTCTTACAAGAGTAAGATTATATTTTAAGATATGAAAATTAAGCGGGGAAATAAGGTATTATGTGATGCCTATCTGAAAAATAATAGCTTCACGGTTGATGAGATCATGGGTGAGCAAACGCTTACCCTAAACTTCTTGTCCCGTGATGTTATTGATTTTGAGGTTGGTGATTACGTGGAATGTGAGGGTGAAAGGTACAAGATCCGGTATAAGGAGAAGGTTACTAAGCGGGAGAAGTCGCTTGGCTGGGAGTATAATATACCGTTTTACTCAAGCAAGTATGATCTGGAAGACGTTGTATTCTTTTTGAATGGCGAACCTGAATATAAGAAGAACTTTGACTTTTATACCGGTACGGCAAGACAAATCCTTGAATTGATCGTTAAAAACATGAACAGGGAGGATTCCGGCTGGAAAGTAGGATCGTGTATAGAGTCCCGTCCTATAACCATCTCATTTAAGGATAAGAGCGTCGGGAATGTCTTGGATGATACGGTCAAACAGATTGATACCGAGTATTGGATATCTCAGAAAACTGTCAGTATCGGAAAGAGAAAATACGACAGTAATGGCCTTGTATTGGGACAAGGTGAAGGTCTTGGATTTACCGAGCTGGAAGTGTCGTCTGTTGATGAAGAACGGCCGACAACGGTTATTTTCCCGTATGGATCAGATAAAAACCTGGGACCGGATTACGGGGCAGACTATTTGATGTTACCAGGCGGGCTGAAAGAGATGTCGAAGAATACCGAGAAATACGGACGGTTAGGGCAGAAGAAGATACAGTTTGATCATATCTTTCCGAAAGGTGAATTTTTAGTAACCGCGAAGATCGACGATCTTACATTACAAGCATCCGGTATCGACTTTAATTTGAAAGACTGTTTATTGGATGAAGTGGAGGCAATCGTCACATTCCAGGACGGCGGTCTAGCCGGATATGATCTGGCTATCGTCAAAGAGAGTGTGGATGACAAGATAAAGCAATTTAAGCTCAAAGAAAACAAAGAGGAAAATGCTTTGACGGTCCCTGGCGATATAAACTTCGCTGTTGGTGATAAGTTTATCCTTACCGGCATAAAGATGCCGCAGGTTTATATAGATGATGCATCCAATCAACTGGCGGAAGAAGCCCAGACTTGGCTCGACGAACATTGTGAGAAGCGTATCCAACTGAGAGGGAAATGCGACGAAGTGCTGTTCCGGCAAATGAACCTATTCATTGCCTGCGGGCAGATGGTCGGGGTTTATTCCGATCAGCTAAAGATTGATCGGGAGATTCGTGTGACTAAGGTTAAGCGTTATATCGAAAATGATGATAAACCGGCATACCGGTACGAGTTGACCTTATCTGACTTCCTGCAGGGTAACGGCTTCAAGGACTTGGTTGATGATGTCGATAAATTCCCGGATGAAATCGAGGATAAAGTTAAGCCGGTCCGCGAGTGGACCAAACGGTCATGGCGTGATGTGATGGAGACGTTAGGTATGATGTTCGATCCGGAGGGGGATTATTTCACGGAGCTCATCAAGCCGCTGGCTGTACATACGGCTCAGCTGATTGTCGGAACCAACTCACAACAGATGGATCTGGTCGGAGTGAAGTTTATTCCTAACGCTGATAACGACCCAAACTACTTCAAGAACACAGCCGGTAAGTTAGTGCATTTCACTGTAAGCGAAGTAGTCCGGGAGTGGTCTATCCCGGAGGCTTCCTTTCGTTTAAGTAATTCGCTTGCCTATTATGTATATGCCAAGTGTCCGAAGGAAGGTAGTGTAGGTTCTATACTAGTTTCTGAACGTCAAATTAAGCTAGAGGCAGAAGCCGGTTATTATCATTTTTGGATTGGCGTATTGAACACTCCGGAGGATAGTGTTCGTTCCTGGAATCCTAATTATGGTTTTACCGAGGTAGCCGGGCAGACGATCACGACCGGTGTTATTAAGGACAAGTTGGCTCGATTGGTAATTGATTTGATGAATGCCCATATCATAGCTCAAAATGGAGCTACAATTTCGGGAAAGATTTTGTTCGGTGAAGGAACATCTGGTTTGGAAAATATAAAGGAATGGCCAGCCGCAAAAAAAGTGATTGACGATGCCGTTAGAGAAATAGACGAAACGAGTAAAGCTTTGACTGATTTTGAAGGAACTGTGAATGGAGCCTTTAAAGACGGAGTTATCGAACAGGCTGAAGCTAAGGCTATCGAGAAGTACGTCAATATTCTCAATACAGAGAAGGCCGATGCAGATGCTGTTTACAATAAGTTGTACTCCAATATATATCTTTTAGGTTCACCGAAAACAGACCTGCTTAACTCGAAGATTACTTATAATGGTGCTCATACTGAACTAATCAAGGCGGTGAATGATGCCATCGCCGACGGTCGTACAACCGTTGCCGAAAAGAATAATGTCGATAGTAAGTTTACAGCTTATAAAAATGCTATTGCCGATTATAAATCGAAGGTGGAAGCAGCCAATAAGTCCATTCAGGATACGCTTAAAGGTTACTCGGACGAAGCTCTTGCAAAAGGTAAAGAGGCATTTACGGCCGCCAGCAATGCCCAGACTTCTGCAAATCAAGCTCAACAATCTGTATCAGGCCTGGGAAATTACATAGATGGCGCTTTTTCTGATGGAATAATAGAGGAGTCTGAAGCCAAAGCAATAGAAAAGTACATTAATACAGTAAAGACGGATAAGTCAGCTGTCGAAGCTACATATAATAAGTTATATGTCAATAGCTATTTGACCGGTACCGCAAAATCGGGATTACTCAATGCAAAGGTGACTCTGTTTGGAGCGATTGACAATCTACTGTCGGCAATCAATAGTGCTATTTCTGATGGCAAAACAACAGTTGCGGAGAAGAATAATGTCGACAGCAAGTTTTCATTATTCAATTCAGCCATGTCCTCATTTAATACAGCCGTGGAAATAGCGAACAAGGCTATCCAGGATACGCTCAAAGGCTACTCGGATAATGCGGCTTCAAATGTACCAGATTCATTTAAAAATTCTTTGGCCCAGCGTTTAGGATATGCTAACTATGCAGCATTAGAATCCGCCGCCGATGCCGGTAATACAGTCGTTAAAGATGGTAAGATTAATACTGTTTTGGTTGAAGCTACAGCGATTGTAACTAAAGGACTTACGGCAGCCATGATTCAGGCTCTTGATATTGTAACAAATCGCTTGACAGTTACTAATGGGGCAAAGATAGGAGACTACTCCATAGAACAAGGTGGAATAGATGCTGTGTTTACCGATTGGAATTCAACTCCAAAGTTTAAATTGTCAAATAATACTGCCTATAACAATTCGACAAAGTATTTTTCAATGGGTATGTCTAATTCTTTGTTTGCTAAAAATACGAGAACAACTTTTCCAGGTGGTAATTATATAGACAAACCGCCGGGCTCTGGGAATTCGTATTTAACTTTTGGTCGTGTACATAATATATATAGTGACTGCGCATCTGCCCCTGACAAAAAAACAACGATGGTTATCGAGTCCATGGGGGCTGCCAAAGGTAATACTGCTCTCGCGTTAATAGGTGCCCTACAAGTGACTGGGGGAGTATCTACGCTAGAGAATCACGGTAGGGACTATTTTTTGAGCGAAGGCGGACCAAAGTATCGTAGAATCATATTTTCAAAGACTAATCAAATAGTATATCTACCATCGACAGACGACATACTTGCTTATTTCGGTAAATTACCTGAAATTACCGGAGGAGGCATTATACAAGGTGGAAATCCTTATCATGGCATAGATAATTCTTGGTTTACTTTCGAAATTTTCCGCGTACCATGGGCAACAGGGGCAACAACCGTCAGAGGTAGTTCTTCCGGAAATGGGGACTATGCAGGTATCTCCGGGACTCCTCTATATTCCGGTAGAGACCAGTATAGTTACGGGCAATTTACTCTCAATCCCGGGGAATTTGCGATAGTGAGTTTGATCAATAGAACATGGTATGTATTATATAAAGGAAAGGGATGGTAATGAATATAGTAGTAGATAAAAGATCGGGATACATAGTAAATCCTGAAACATTAACAGAAGGAGCTAATTTAGATTTTCTCAATAATTTCAAAAATTTGGAAGGGGAAATAATCTTACCTCCACATCTGGAAGTCATTGAAATGAATAAGACCAGGTCTGATCCTGATAAGCCTTATCATTACAAACACTATTACTATATCAATGGCATAGTAGAGTGTCGGTATATATTAAGTACGGACCTGATCGAGAAAAAGATTGATCGGTTAAAAAAAGAACTCTCTGACTCCGACTACATTGTGATTAAATCCTATGAGGCAACAATGATCGGACAACCGGTAGAGTACAACATGAGCAAAATACATGTTTCCCGACAAGAGTTACGGGATAAGATAAATGAGTTGGAAGAACTATTAAATCAAGAAGGAGGTGAGAAGTGAACATAGAATTAACGGACATAATAACAATCGTCGGTACGATGGGAGGGATTGAGGGGATCAAATGGGCGGTCCGTGCCTGGCTGAACCGTAAGACGGATGCCCGCAAAGAGGATGCGGCCGCTGATGCGTTAGAGATTGATAACGAGAAGAACCAAGTAACTTGGCTGGAGGATCGTATTACCCAACGCGATTTGAAGATTGACGCCTTGTATGTCGAACTCCGTCAGGAACAGTCGGCAAAACTTGATGAGATACATAAAAGGCATGAGGCCGAACTTGCTCTAAAGGATGCGGAACATAACAGGTGTGATCGTCCGGACAGTGAATGTGGAAGAAGGATTCCACCCCGGAGAAAATTAGATTTAAAAGATAAGGAGGGAAAAAATGAAAAAGATTGACGCAATTATCATTCATTGTTCGGCCACAAAAGTCGGACAGGATATCAAAGCAAAGGACATCGACCGTATGCACCGGTCACGCGGGTTCAACCAGATCGGCTATAACTATGTGGTCGACTTGGATGGGACCGTAGAAACCGGCCGGCCGCTTACGGTTTCCGGGGCACATTGTATCGGCTACAACGATCACAGTGTTGGCATTTGCTATGTCGGCGGGTTGGACGCTTCAGGACAGCCTGCTGATACTCGGACACCAGCACAGAAGGGAGCTATCGATGATCTGATCAACAATATTTGCCAGGCGCATGATATAGTAGAGTTACTCGGCCATCGTGATACGTCACCGGACCTAAACGATAACGGCATAGTTGAGCCGTTTGAATGGATTAAGATGTGTCCGTGCTTCGACGTTCGGGAAGAATACAAATCATTTTTGAAACCTATAATCGTGAAATCATGAAAGCCTGGCACATCATATTACTATTGATCGGGTTGGCGGCCAGCTTCTTTATCGGCTACCATGTTCGGGAAGTCTCATCAATGATGACACCTAAAACGGATACTGTCATCATTGTTGACACCTTACGTGATACAGTACCGGTTCCAGTCCGAGAAACAGTGACAAAGTATATCCAGGTCCCGGCAGACACGATCGTTAAATACATCAAAGGTGATACAGTATTTCTACCGGTCATCCAAAAGGAATACTCTACACTAGATTATCACGCTTGGGTATCCGGCTACAACGCGGCCTTGGATAGCATAGATGTTTTTCCGAAGACTGTCTATGTTACGCAAAAAATACCGGCCCGTCGATGGGGACTGGGAATAATCGGAGGATACGGTGCCGGCCGGTCCGGACTGTCTCCGTACATCGGAGTAGGAGTATACTATAGAATTTGGTGAGTTTGTTTGATATTAATACTAGTGTGGCCGTCTTGCCTGTGAGGGTAGGGCGGCTTTTTATGTCAAAAAATGATCAATGTATGCATTTATTATTTAATATACTAATCTAATCGGTGACATATTAGTGACATTTTTTAAAGTTCTAATTATTAGATTGTTACACGTCGTTTCTTTGCCTTATATAATTTGGTTTTTAATTTGTTGATATTCAGTCGTTTGTTGATTGTCAACAAATTGTCAACAAAAAAAATGTGTAATCTGATTTGTGAAAGGTACTTTTGGTGTGTGTTTATTCACTAGTTATTAATTAAAAAATTATGCGTTATGGAAAAAGTAAAATTCTTGTTAACTGTATTTTTTGTTTTATGTGTGTGTTCAATTAGTGCTCAAAAAGTAATTAATGAAGATTTGTATTTAGGAGAGAATAATTCTATTACTTCTGGCTGGGGTAAGAAATTATTTTTTAGAGGAACAGATTACAATCAGTATGATGAACTTTATATGGGTAGATATTATGTTTCTCTAGGTAAAACCGATTTAAGAGTAACTATTGGTGATGACTCTGGCAATGATGACCGATTTGTAGTAGGTAATTATTTTTCCGATAATGTGAATGTTTGGCGAGACCTATTTGTAGTTACAAATAAAGGTTGGGTAGGTATCGGTGGTGTTAGTTATCCTCAGAATGCTTTAGAAGTAAACGGGACAATACGTGCAAAAGAGATAAAGGTAGAAACTGGCTGGGCTGATTTTGTATTTGCGCCAGACTACAATTTACCTTCTTTAAGGGAAGTGGAATCCCATATCAAAGAACATAGACATTTGCCTGGTATACCAACCGAAGCAGAGGTGAAGAAGAATGGTGCTAATTTGGGAGAAATGAATGTGAAACTTCTTCAGAAAGTTGAAGAGCTAACTCTATATGTGATTCAACAGAATAAAGAGATTGAATCTTTGAAATCAGAAGTTCAACAATTAAGAGGTAAGTGATATGATTAGATTAAAATTAATATTATTAGGGATAATGCTGAATTTTGTAGCTGCATATCCTTTTGATCCGATGGCTGTACCTCCTGCAATTACTAGTATAACTAATGTAACCTCTACCAGTTTTACAGTGAATTGGTCTTCGGGTACTATCTTCGGATTAAATTCTAATGATTATTATCTGAATTACGTAGTTTCGGTTGGAGGGAAGACTGTAAAGACAGCAGGGAATGGAGCTGCATTTAGTGGTTTAGAGCCATCAACGAGTTATGTAATAACATTAGAGACTTATGCAGTTATACTTTCTCCAGTTCCTCCTGTTTTTTTTCAAACAATGATGTCTTCTGTTACTACAGCAGAAGAGCCTGTTCCTGAAGTAAAACAAGTTTCAACTGACTATACTCAACAATCCTCTAGAACGGTGATAATAAAAGCAAAAACCAGGATAATATTAGCAAATGGATTTCGCTATAAAGCAGAAGGTGATAATTATCTAGTAACTCAATTATTGCCAAACGCAAAAAGTAGCAATACTATTGAAGGTTACACTGTTTATCCTGAATGTTATTCTTTAGAAGTAGACAAACAGAAAGTTAATCTAAATAATAGTCAGGTGGTTCCTAATTATGAGATAATGCAACCGCAACAAGGTTCTTTACTTATAAGAAACAAGAGCTTTGATTACGATGTAACTGTTAAATCTGAGCATTTTGAGATTGTAGAAATGAATACTGGAAGAATAGGTAAAAAAGGATATTTATCAGGTTATGAGACACAAATTGATGTTTCAGATTTGAAGGGAGGTTTTTATGTTGTTAAAGTGGCGAATGGTGAACAAGTGTATACTCAGAAAATAGTGATTAGGAATTAGACGGCAAGAAGGTCTATATCTTGATGTATGAATTGGGCGCCCAGGTGAGTGATTACTTGGACGCTCTTTTTACGTTTACACCCTTTATCCTGCATTTCATTATGCTGTTTTGGTTGTCTACATATTTAGTTAGATTATTTTTTGTTTTTAGATTATTTTTGTTTTCTATATCTTGATTTTCAGAATAAATCTTTAAATTGAATGGCTTATGGAAGCAGAAAAACAGCACAGGAAGCTACATTCAGTAGTAATTAAATCTAAGAAAGAAAATGGAAGTTTTAATTTTGTAAATAATACCCCACGTGGTATTACTCAGACTAAATTGATTGAAAATATACAGAATGGTGATCGGGAAAAGCTTCCTTTACAGCAAAAGAAGAAAATATCAAATGCTTCACAAAATGCAACGATACAGAGACTTATTGTTGTAGATAACGACATGGATTCATCAAGATTAATAGCTGCTGTAAGTATTTTAAAGAAACATGAAAGAGAACGTATTACAACTATTGCTAAAGCGTCTTCTCTTGAAATTAATCAAAATGAAAAAATCTACCTAGTAGCTCATGGTACTGAAATTTCACATGGTGATCGATCTGCGGAAGATTTGGCTAGAATAATTTTAGGCTGGAGACTACATCCGGGTGAAAATACTATAAAGCTTATCAGTTGTTTTACAGGGAAAGATGCTCCTGAATGGTCATATTCAAATGAATTGGCATTACAACTGGGGTTTAAATATAAAGTAGTTGGAATAAAAGGATTAGAGGGTACGGATGATAGAGGACATACAAGAGCTACTAAGATCCTGTCTGAAAAGGAAAAATTTGATGCGGTTTATGATGGGATTTTAGAGGGAGATACATCTTTTCAAGAAGCAGAAACAATAGCAAAAGAAGCAAAAAATGCTATTGATGGATGTAGAATTGGTGAAGAAAATAAAATAATGTTAGATGCCTATGCTAAGATATCTTCTCTATGCAAAAATGTTTTGGATAAATTGGATGTTGCGCTAAAAGGAATGATTGAAGAGAAAAGTAAAAAAGATTCAGAAGATATTATGTCACCATTAGTTTAAACTCAATGAAAGGTAACATGCACTAATGATATTAGTGTAATTGTAAAAAACGTGAGTTGTCTGCCGAATAACATACGATTTAGCGGATAACGTATCTAATTAAGTCGTATGTTTGTGAACGAAAAAACATAAATTTTTTCATAGTTAAGGTTGGGCGCTCGGATAGTGATATTCGGGCGCTCTTTTTTATCAAAATAGTAATTTCCCATCTTTTTTATCAAGTATTGCTTTGAATACTCTTTTGTATATTTCATATAGTTCTTTTTTGCTTTCCGGACCCGGCCAGTCGGCAAATGATTCTCCGGCGAAGAACTTCCAGGTAAAGATCCTGATTGCGCTTTCAGATATTTCAAGACTATCAAGTATTTCTCTTACTTCCTGCAATCGATCACGTATATATTCGTTCTTATCTGGCACTTCTTCTTGATCGTCGATAATGTTTAGCCTTCGCCAGTCTACATTGTCGTCCACCGGTATAGGCTTGTATTTATGCCGGTAGGGAGACGTATCGGATGTTATGTTCAGCTTTATCATTTGCAGGATATAGAAATCAAGTTCTGTATATTTGCCTTGCTTGGAGTCCATGAGCCGCAAAATGTATTCCGTATCCTTCTGTAGTAACATGCACATAACCTCGTTCAATACGTCAATAGCTTCGTCTGCCATTCCGGCAAGTGAACAATGATACTTAGCGTAATCCAGCCACCTGTCGTAACGTTTCTCTATATATTTATTCAATGCCTCACTTGCCATAGTTGTCGTTATTTAATATATTTGTTTTTGCTTATGAGAGGGTGGCGCTGTGAGGCGCTGCCTTTTTAGTTAATACGGGAGATCGTCTAAATTTATCTCTCTTTCAGCTGTAACTTGTAAAGCCTTACGGTTATTCCATTCTTGCTCCACATTCGATATTGCCTCCATCACTTTACAGAATAGGTTTGCTGGCATATAGTCGCTACAGGGATCAATAAAACTTACCTTGTTATTTTCATCAATTCTAAACCGTATTAAAAACTGCTTGCGGTCGTCGATGTTCTTCTTCTTTACCATAGCTCGTTATTTTTTTAGTAACAATTTCTAACAAGACCAAAACTAAGCCCTAATAAATAGGCCTCATTGCAAGATTCAACTTGGACTGTTACCCAGTATCCAAGTTCAGTAGAAGTTCTTTCTTCTTTGATAATTTCGAGTTTCCTTTTTTTAATTATTTTATCAAATATGTCTCGAAATCTATTTTCGACTAATATTTCCAGATTCATACTTCAAGTGTTTTTAACCAATAAACTCTTTGAAAGCCAATGTGTAGACATTGTATAGCTTTTTTATCACATAAAATGCAACGGCATTGGAAGAATGTTGTGCATCATCAAGTGTTAGAATAGGGTAGGGATGACCTTCTACAGATTCGATATGCTTATCTATGTTGTCATCCCACAGTTCAAAGCCTTGTTTAAGACTTTCCAATATTCGCAGAAGAAGATCTTCTCCTAATGCGTTTCTTATTTTGTCCTGGTTTCTCAGAGCATACCTCATGATTACTATATTGTTTACAACCGTATGCGGCAAAATTGACTTGATGCATCCTTGTTCCCTGGCCATTGAAACAAGGATATTTAATACACTTTGTACAATCCCTCCTCGGGTACTTGTTAGCATCTCTCTGCTCTTTAACTCTATCAACATTTAGGTTCTCTTTCATCATTCACCCTCCTCTGTTTCGTCGAACATGTGTGCCATCATATCGACAATGTTAGTTTGTATATTGTCCTCGGCACCAAGAATAGCATTACTGATGTGTTTTTTTTCTTCGATGATCCGGTAGAGCTTCTGATCGATCGTCCGGCGACCGAGCAGATAGTAGCAGTTCACCGAGTCTTTCTGCCCGATACGGTGTGCCCGGCTTTCAGCCTGATCGCATTCGGCATACGTCCAAGGAAGTTCGATAAAGGCAACATCGCTGGCGGCCGTGAGCGTAATACCGGCACTGGCCGCTTTGATGGAGCAGATGATAACGTCCGTCTTCGGATTCTTTTGGAAGGCATCAACGGAGGCCTGTTTCTCTTCCATATTCTGCCGTCCGGTGACACATACGGCAGAAGGAAAGGCGGCAAGTAATCGATCTACGATTTCATGCAGGTTACAGAATAGGATAATCTTTTTCCCGTTCTCCCGAAAGTCCTTAACGAAATCGATTACCTCTTTCAACTTACCACGTGCGGTAATATCTTTCAAGATACCGATACGGACCATCACTTCTCCTTTTAGCGACTTTTGAATCTTTTCGTCGTCTGCTTCCTTGTATCGCTTCAGGTAATCGATCAGGTCACGTTCGGCATCTTGATACTCTTTTCGATTAGTGATATCACAACTCATAACCTGTCGAACTTTATCCGGGAGCTGGGTAAGTACTTTGGACTTTTCTCGGCGGAAAAAGCAATTTTTCCACAACATAAAGTTTAGCTCCTTCAGGTTGGATGCCCCATTTGGACCGGAACAGTACCTACTCATGAAATATTTCCATCCTCCGAAATCGATCATTCGGTCCATTATCCCCAGCTGGCATACAAGATCATTTGGTTTGTTTACCACCGGTGTGCCGGTAAGTAGAATGATATACTCTTTTCCGGAAGCGATGCCCTTACAAAACTTGCTTTGCTGAGTAGATGTAGACTTTACTTTGTGGGATTCGTCTATAATTACCGATTTGAATAGATTTATCGTCTGATGGAACTCTACATCTTTAAGAGTCCATTTTTCAGACTTTGTGATCCTACGAACGAAATACTTTCGTAGACTTTCATAGTTTACAATGAAAACCTGATTCATGCCGGTTTGCCAGAAGAATGGCCAGCTTTCGCGAACAGAGTCAGTTAAGACCATAGCTTTTTTATCGGTAAACTTCGCCCATTCTCTTTGCCAGTTTATCTTAACCACATTCGGGCAGATAACCAGACAGGGAAAAGCATTTGCTTTGTTGATCGTAGCGATAGCCTCTAGGGTTTTGCCGAGTCCCATATCATCGCCATTAATAAAGCGCTTCAGCTGGAGCCCTCTAGCGATCCCCTGGAGTTGATAGGGGTAAGGCTCTATTTTTAACCCATGATCGCCATCCAGATCCGGCATGTCCGGGAGCGTATAGGCGACATCTTCATCGCTTTTTACAGCTTTCTGATCTCCCCAGATAACTGGTTCAAAATGCTTGATGTAGTAAGAAAACTGATCAAGTTCGGCCTTACCTTTGTTGGTTGCTGGGACGATCCATGCTCCGCTAGCCTTGTCCCACCGGCGGCCGTCAACGGTAATAGATTCTTTAAATTTATCTACTACCTGCTGACGGTACCGGTCAAACTTGACTGCGTAATAGCTCCCATATTGAGTATTTTGCAGCGTAATTAACATAGTGATAATTGTTAAATGATTAAGCGTAGGGATCGAATGCCGGAACTTCTTCTGCGGCCTCGTTCATTTGCTCTTTCTTAGACTTGCGGCCGCGCTTCTTGGGCTTCTCTACTTCTCCCGTGATATCGGATTCCTCCGGGGCGTCGAAATCGAATGATTCTTGTTTGATGCCGCATTTACCATCGAAGAGATAAGCATCAACTTCATAGCTGCATCGGTCGATAGCTTCCTTCAGTTCCGCGCCATATGGATAGCCATCGCCGGATTCATCCTCGTATTTTGTAAACGGTACTGACAGGTTCAATACCTGGCCACTTTTCAAAAGTTTTTGTGCCTGGATTGATGCGCCGGCTGATTCATCATTACCGCTTTTGCTGTATCCCGTAATTATAATGCTCTTCAGCTTTTCGTTCAAATCATCATCGGACGGTTCGGCAACATTAACCAGGGTTGCTTCGTGCATTTCGCATATTTTCACGGCATGCGGTTTAAGGCGATCAAGAGCATAACGTAAATCGGAATGAATAAACTGCTCTGAATCCTTTACGATGTTATTTTTATAGTTCGCATCCACAAACTTTTCCGTATACTCAGCAGTAAGCTGGTTGTTCTTCACCTTTACTTTTTGGATTTCGTACACTGGTTGTTCTTTTACTAATTCTTCCATGTTCATTTAAAATTTAGGAATGTTACTATTGTACATTTGTGGAGCCAGGGACATTTCCGCCTTGGCTTTACTGATAAGGGTACGACACCAATCCAATTGATGTGTCGCGGTACGGTTCAAACGCTCACACCAATCAACAAGATATTGCTCTTCTTTGCATAAGCTATCAATGATCGCATTTACGGCTTTGGATGTAGCACCTGCCCGGCTAGCTGTTTCTCTGAGCGTATCGAACACTTCGGACTTCTTTTTCCCATTCAGGTAATATTTAGCATCAGCCAGCAACTTTCCAGTTCGAGCGATATAGACAGCCAAGTCATTTCCGCGGAGAACAGCTTCCTGTACATCTTCGCTCATTGTGATATTCAGATAAGAGTCGATTGCTGCTAATTCTTCGGCAATACTCTCGATCGGTGTAATATTCAGATTCATTCTGTTTATTTTAAGATATATTCATGATTGCAACCGGTACAATGGAGGACAGGAAAGCATTCGCCTTTGACTGTTGTCTGGTATTTTTTTACGACCATTGGTGCACCGCATTCCGGGCACTTAGTCGATAATACCCGGATGAACCAGGAGGTGATCTGTTTAAAAAACTTCTTCATATCTTATTCAATTAGCATCCACCAGCGGAATGCGAGTTCGTCGTATTTTTCTTTACCCTTTAGATAAATAGGGTCATCGCGCTTGATGAAGACTTTAAATATCTTCTGGTTCTTTTTAGATATTCCGTATATGAAATCCTGTCGGCTTCTGGCAATATCCATATACCAGGCGCGGGAACGGTCCCAGTCGAAGAAATCCACGGCCTCGTCGAACTGTTTTTGAGATTGGGCGAAGGTCGTTTTTAAGTCTCCACCGAACCCAAAGGCCTGTAACCACCAATCCCAGCGACACCGGGTGTCAAGAGTGTACTCAAAATTTCCATATTGAAATTTTTGAGCTTTGTTTACCATAAATATCTGCGTTTCGGCCTTTGCCAGCACTTGTGCCAGGAACGGATCCCGGCGTGCTTCCATCCGGAGCGATTTAATCATAGCCAGAGCCAGCTCCCAATCTTCGCCGGAATACAATACTTCGTCCACCATCCGCTTGTCATACCGGACCCGTTCCTGCTCCGTCAGCATTGCATCAACCAGACTGCCAAATTTGAAAGCCTTTTCCTTATCCCCGTATTGTGTACGGGGATAGAGGAGGTTTTTTAGTTCTGTCAGGTCTGAGTTGCTGACTTCAGACCGGCTGTAATACGTGTCTTGCATCTTCTTCCTGTTGTTCTAGGTAGTCTAATACTAGTTTGTCGAACTCGAATGTGGCTGTGTTAGCAATCATCCAGCGTAGCCATTTCCGACCCTCTGAGGTTTCAATGATCGACTTCAGCCGGGCTGGATTACTCCGGTACTTACCGAAGTTGATCCAGCTTGTGAGGTAAAATTTCTTTCCCATATTATTTAGCTGTTACATCGTCAACATACTTTACGAATGCGGACTGGATTTGCTCGCCGTCTTTGTTCACAACTTTCTCGCAGTAGGTGATCATCTTCTTATGTACCTTCTCTAGGTCCTCCATCGACATGTTAATACCTTCGCGAGTGAACCACATCTGGTATACCTGAAGGAAACCCTGCGGGTTGGTAATCTGTATTTTCTTTTTAACTTTTGCCTTTGTCGGAGTAGAAGGCATGCTGGCAGCAGAGAAATCGAATGCAGCCTGTACTTCGGATGCCGCTTTTTCAGCTTCAGCCTTTGCTTTGGCTTCTGCCTCTCGGCGCTTGCGTTCTTCTTCCTGCTTACGGAGTTGTTCCTGTTGTTCTTTCCTGCGTAGCTCTTCCTGACGAGCAGCTTCTACCGCATTTGTTCGGCGCAATTCTTCCTGTTCTTCCAATTGTTTCCGGAGAGAGGGTAGGCGATCGATCAAAGACTGTTTCAAATCCTCCAATTCAAAAGAATAACGTTGTGTATATTCTATTTTTTTAGTGGAAGCTAATTCGTTTTTTATATTAGTCCTGGTAGCCGCGTCCATGTAAAAGGTCTGGAAAGTATCTTTTACGTTATTGGCGAAATCGGTCCAATTGAAAGTCACATTAGCTTCTTTGATTTGTCTGCAAACATCATTATATGTTGCTAACGTTGCATGGTCGTACATGCCATTTAAAGCATTGATATGCCGGCTTACATAATTGCTATATGTAGTGTCTAGCAATAGAGTGATATCCGCTTTATATTGAGCCTTCTCATTTTCAGCTAACTGGATTCTACGAGCTTCCTCTTCACGTTTTTTCTGTTCTTCCAGCTTTTTAGCTGCATATTCATTGCGAGCCCGTTGCAGTTTATAGGGGATAGTCCCTGATGTCTTGACATCGATTTCACTCTCTAAGGAAGTGAACCTTTTTGATATAGCGGTAAGCATTTGAGTTATCGGTGTTCTGCTACCATTGATACGTTTAAGCGTTTGCTTAGAAGCCTCAATGAACTTTTGCACCTGTCCATCTACCTCGTCCGAATTGATGCCATTTGTTGCGTTAATTGTATCCAACAGAGATTTACCCGCGTTACTGCACCTTGTAACCCGTGTTTCGTTGTCAGTGAGTATACCGGGAGCCGCTTGTAATATATTGACTACTTCATTCGCCTTGAAAGGCAGATTGTTATTTTGCGTATCCATTTTGATTATCTTTAAATGTTGATTACTATTTTAAAATCCAGAATAATTGTCTTCCTGGCTAACTTCTACTGTTACTCCGGAAGCCTGTATTGTTACTGGCTCCGGGGCTGCCTGCGGCTGATTCATGAAGTCTTGCACAGGGTTGGCCGCCTGTGGTATGGCCGCTGGCTGTGGTTCAGTTGGAATCTCTTCTACATTAAATCCATAATCGATCTCCTGAGGTTCTTCCTGTGTTTCGAATACAGTAAACTTTCCGGTCCGGACTTTGGGATAGGCATCGAAAGCATGTTTGATCATTTTGTTTTCCAAAAATCCGGGATCAATGCCTCCGCCGTTGGACGTATATAAAGCATTAGCATCACCAAGTACGCGTTTTCTGGCCTGTTGGTCGTATCGCGAATTTGCTTTTTCACTGTAGTGTTTCAAACGCTCGATATCACCTTCCATCATCCATTGATAGTCCTCTGAGCCGTCATTACGTACGATACGAATAAAGGCTGCGATTACTTTGGTTGATGTTCTAGGGCAAGCCGCTGCATATTTGATTCTCTTTACTCCATTGTCAAGGCATGGAGAGAATGTATCTCCTTCATAAACGATAACCGGGTTATCTACATATTTTATTTGTCCGGCACGCATACGCATAGTCAACTCTCCGTAACCGGTTATGTTGACGCTTGCTCGGTTTTCATAGATGTCATATCCGCGTTCATCTTTGTAGCCGGTTTTTACCTTTCTTGGTAATATGTAGCAGTGAGGGCGGCCTGTAGGATCAAGAGATAAACCGTTAACGGCCATGTCGAGGAAACAACCGAATAACGATACAGGAGTACATTGCTGCAATGTAGGATTCTCTTGAAGAATCTTGTTAAAATTGAATTTTTCCTTTTCATATACCTGTACTCCAACTGAAGTACCCCAGATGGCGTTGTACATAGTTATAAACTTTTGTTCTACAGGACTGTATTCTGCGATTTGTAGAGGCTGAAGTTTGCTAATCTCCTCTACCTTTAACTGAATTTGATTTGACATAATGATTATGATTTTAGTTGATTAATAATTTTCATTTGTTTGTATTTTTGTTACCATTCATTCAAAAGGTAGTATGCCATACTTAAGAATCCTGCTATTGATATAATATGCAGGTAGTTACCTTTCAAAACGCCAATAAAACAGATCACAGCAAAGACTGCAAAAAGGACAGACGTTCCCACCCTCAGGAAATTCCCGAGTTTCAATAAGTCGATTTTCATCAAAATATGTTTTTGAAAATTTTGTTTGCCGGAAGTGCGTTGCCTAATATATCCATTGCACTAGCGTTCTCTAATTCAGAGCGTTTGAAGTAATACTTCCCGCGTTGAGAGTTTCCGGTCGGGTAGCCGATAATCCAGCGTTTAGCCCGCCATTCTTCGATCAATTTCTTTGAGTATTCCCGTTCAGCATCAGCGGCAGTCACTACTTCGGAAAGAAGGCCTAAGCCTTTCAGCGTCGCAATTGTGCCAATTTTTATGCCTGCGGTAACGATTTGTTCTATTGTCCTATCTTCCATTTTAAGCAATGCCGTTTACGATTAATACTTTGGGTTGTAGAGATTTCGAGTCGGATTTTATGTTGTAAACACCTGGTAACGCTTTACCTGGGACGCCTTGCTTAGTTATTAATATTAAATTTCGAATTCAGAGACTTCTTCTATTCTATATCTTCTTATCCTTGACCGTCTGCCTCGTCTTATATCATCGTTATGATCTAGGGCGATCTGAAAGCAAATAATAAGAAGGAAAGAGAGAGCAACGATTGATCGTTGTAATTGGGGAAAGTCGATGTTTAGAGCAAATGCTCTATTCGCCCACCATGCCCCGAGTTCATTAAGTTTACTGGTTCCTGTTTTTTTGTAAGCCTTATCCAGTATCACATTGATTGTTCCATAGGCAGTTCCAAGCTTATCGGCCATTTCCTTTTTTGCTAAACCGCAAAAAGCTAAGCCGGCGATTTGATTTTCACGCTTGGTAAGTATCGTGTCAGCTTGCAGGTTCATAAGGTGTCAACTTTTCAAGTCCTGCGGCCGTATCAGCGATATCCTGCATTGCCTTTAAATTTTCCTGTGCTAACCGGGCGGCAGCAGCCATGATCTTAGCTTTATATGATGATCGGCTGGTATGTCTTGAGTTCAAAATGTTGTGAACAGTACCAGTAGAGCATCCAACCTCCTCGGCTATCTTTTTTTCATATCCTCCGGGAAGATGCGATTTGATAATTTCTAATTGATTTTCCATATACATTATTATATTATAGTTTTCTTTGTTTCTGGGAAGACGGCCAAGCCCGCTCGGGATATTTACGATTACAAATTCTCCATTAAGAATTTGTTGTCAGCATCCCAAAGAGATAAACCCATTTTGAGTTTGATCTTGATTACCTCTTTATGCCCTATCGCATCAATTGCTTTCTGAAGAAGGATTTTATCCTCAAATCGCTGTGCACTTATCAGCATGGTTTCAATCAAACTTTTTACAACCCCTTTTGTACGATCCAGTTTGGCTTCCGTCTCTAGGGCTTTTATTGTCTCTATTCTGCATTCTTCACCGGCTTTACCTAAAGAGGTAATTCTTTCGTAGTCCTCACCGTTATACATATCGATAACTTCCAAGATTTTCAGTAAGGCGGCTTTCCGTATAGGTTTGTTGCCATCTTCACATCCCATTCTACCTAGTTCAAAGTCGATGAACTCAATTTCATGTTTTGCCTCTGCTATTGCAGATGAGAATGCTTTGCTTGCCATTTTATTTCGTTTTTTTAGAGTAAATAATCTATTTGCTTCATTTTGCATCCGTTTTATTTGGCGATTGCCAAAGGATTGCATTAACTTTATAGTGCAAATGTAATATTATTACAGTCTACTTCCAGGTATTTACAGTAATAATTTTACTCAAAACTGTAAATAATTTATAATTCGCTGATATTCAGTATATGAAAAAAGGAGAGAAGCTGAAAGAATTGATTGCTAAGAAAGGTATTAATATAGAGACTTTTGCGGCAAATATAGGGGTTAGTACATCAAGCGTGTTTAAATATTATAACAAAGAACACTTTGATTCAGAGCTACTGGAGAAATTTTGTAGTGAGTTAGACGTGCCAATTACAATATTTTTTGATGATAACATTATGCATCAGACTTCGACGGGGAATTCCAATGTATTAGTTGGACGTGACAATAATGGGAGCATCTCAACCAAGCAGTGTCAAGATCAACTTGACGATGCTCTTTGTGAAATAAAGCATCTAAAAGATGAGATTAGCGGAAAAGATAAGCTGATTCACGAAAAGGAAAGATTGATTGATGTCCTAATGAACATGGGATCAAGTAAGAACGTGGATATGTCTATTATTGTGTATGCCACAACAGGATCGGTCAAAATTGATATTCTCCAAATAACCAATATTACACCTTGTACTGGACAAGAGAAAGAGTTTGTTAGCAAGATTAATAGTGGATCAGGACATGAGTATCCATGTTGTATAATACACTTAGGCAAAGAGACTCTTCCTGTATTGCAAGATCCAGAATACGTTTGGAGTTTGATAATAGAAAAACTTACATACATTCTTAAAGGATAAAAGGTAAGCTATAAGAAGAAATCAATTATAAAAACAACTTAAACAAGTATTATTATGAACTTATTCGCAATGTTCGCAGGGTTAGCAGGTGTAATACAATTGATTATATTAATTGTATTAATAGTGAAATTTATGCAATTAGTTTCAGATGTGAAGCTTATTCGTATGAACCAAAGTAGGGTAGATCAAGATTACAGGATCGCCTTTTATAAGTATTTAGTAGCTGGAGACAAGGGGAAAGCCAAGGAAGTCTTATTTGATGAGATTGCCAAAACTAAAGAGTTTCGTCAGATTGTCCAGGGTGTTAATGAGAAGTATGCAAATGACTTATCAAACCAGTTGAATGAAAGGTTTAAAAAAGAACTAAGTATCCTTGATATGGATCGGGTTGATTTTGCAATAATTAGCCAAGGATAAGGATTTATCATTGATTAAATTATAAATTGTAGATTATGGATAACTTAAAAAATATCAATGATGTTATGTTTTGGCGAACAAAGAGCGACATTATACTTACTCAGTATGCCATGAGAGATAGGAAAGTTGGTCATTTTGTTAGAGCTCGTTATTACAACAATATCAAATCGTTTACAAAGGATCCCACTGACAGAGATATTATAGAAGAGCATCTGATCAGGGAAAAATGGCTGAAAAGAACTGACGATAAAGAGCACTCAATCTCTATTACTGAAGAAGGTTTTTGCGTACTTAAAGCGGGAATTATTGAAACAGAGGTTAGAGCGATGTTGAACAACTATTTATCAGTAACTATCGCTCTTTTTGCTTTGGTGATTTCATTAATAGCATTAATTGATAAAGCATGAATTGAAATGAAAAATAATTGGGTTTCATTATTAGCGTTGGGAATTTCTGTTTTGGCACTGATTTTTGTATCATTTCATGTAGAAGTGACTGTTACTCATGAAACTTTTATAGGGATTATGGCCTCGTTTATGGGAGTCGCGGCTACTATTATTGTTGGAGCACAGATATATAATTCTATTGAAGCTAAAAGGCAATTTACTTTGCTGAAGAAACAACAAGATGAGTTTTATGAAAATTTTAATAAGATCAAAAAAGAAATGCCGGAAATAAAGTCTAATATTCATGTTTTTTGGTCTTTAAGAGAAAATCAACAAAGGCAACTACAACATTTGTTGTGTGCGTTGTATTATCAATTACAGTCTGATAATGTTGAAAAATTAAAAGAAATATTAGATGATATGGATAAGTGTATCATGGATGCTATGTATAGATATACAGGATATTCAGGAGGAGTACCTTGTAAAGTAAATGAAGATTTTATGGCTGATATAAACTTTGAAATAGAAGGTAATAGAGTTATTGATTATATTAAAAGTAATTCTAAATACTTCTATATAAAAGAACGATTTGAAAAACTACTTTCTAGAAGAGAAAGCTTAATTCCTGAAATGACTAGGCATAGAGATGAATATTATGAGTATAAAAGATTGGGTAATGAGTATTTTAATATACAGCGAGCTGAATCCGAGAAGAAAGAAAATAATAAAAAATAATACGGTGGATATATGAGACTGATAGATATAAAACAATGTATTAATATCGCATTTGATAATTTAGATTTCAAAATTAGTGATATTGGTGGAGGAAATTGTAGGATGATTGGAGTTCAGAAGTTTAGGATTGTTTTATTTCAGTTGTCTCAAGCAGGTTTTATTCAAAGAAAAGATTTCCAATTTTATAATGATGTGGTTAATACGGTTGATTCTGATAAGTTGACTTATTCTACTAATGTTTTGAGTTATATAGCCGATTATATGGTAAAGATAGTTTTTTTAGTTGAAATGCTTCATTGTTGGATAAATGAATATTTACCTGTAGTGGAAGATGAAAAAACAATAAATATAAAATTACCTCAAATCGAAAATTTGGAAAGATTAGCAGAAGTTAGTTCTTTGTTAGAGAAATCATTATCGGTAATTGTGTATGAGAATGGGGGAGATCCTATAAAAGTGAAACAAATTGACCATGGTTCATTTTGGGTTATAATATCAGTTTGTAGTGTTCAAATAGTTAAAGCAATAGCAAAAGCTGCCAATTTCGCTGTAGAATTGGCTCAAAAAATAGTTGAATTAAAAAAGTCGATAGCATTGTTGGATAGAATGAATATTGAAAATCAGGCAATGGATAACCTATTGAAGTTACAGGAATGTGCTATTGATAAATTGATTCAAGAAAAAGCTATGGAAATGAACTCTGAGTTACCAGAAAATCCAGATTCTAATGAGAGAGTAAAAAGGTTAGAGAAATCAATAAAGGAATTAGTAGATTTAATTACTGATGGAGCTGAATTTCATGCGGCATTAACAGCTTCGTCTGAAATTGTTAATGAATTTCCAGATTTCAATAAAATAGATTATTTAAAAAATAGCGTAGGGGTCCTA